GTATAAATCTTGGATATATTTTTTGTCCATTTTTTAAGATTTTATTATTTACCTCTTCTTTGACTAGCATTTAAGTTCGCTCCCGATCCGGAACCACTCTTAGGTTTTTCTCCTCCTAAGAGCTTTTTGGCATCTAATGTTTCCACAAATTTAACCAACTCTTTGTATTGAGCACCTGCCGCGTCTCCGCTCTCATCAGAATTTAGTTTCTTTATAAGCTTGTCTCCTTTAAATATAGAGATATTGTCTGTGATACCGGTATCGTACATTACCCTGATCTTTTCATTTTTTCCTGCCGTTCTATTATATTCATCAAATAGACTTAATATTTTTTTAGCAGTATCTTTTGAGCTTTTGTCTGAGAAATCATCAGGAGAGATGTTACTGTCTTTAATCTTCTGACTCACCTCCGTTTTTAAGTTTCTTTCATATCCTTTAGCTTGAGCTTTTGTATTTACCTTCGCACCAGGCTTATTAAGTCTAATCAACTCTTTATCTATAACATCAGAATTTAATCCCTTAACATTTAAAGCAGACTCAATCTGTCTTTGTAACTCTAAAGGATTCTGTAATTTTCCATTAACATCATATTTGAATGTAACTTTTTCTCCACCAGAGTTGGTTATAGTGATACCCTCATCCGTTCTTTCTATTTGTGGTTTAGTATCGACATCAAGAAGGTCAAATAAGGATTGGAAGTATTTAACTGAGTTTTCCGCATCTACATCATTTCCTGCTGTCACATTAAACAATTGTCTTGCAAATGCTTTTGCTTCTTGAGCCTCTTTCTCTTCATCAATCTCTGATTGTGTTTTGGCTCTTGGTTCATTAAGACTTAATTGAGAAGTAGTTTTAATATCAATCTTTCTATCCATTTTGGATAAGATGTCTTTTCTCATCCACTCTGAAGCCTCTTTGAATTGAGCATCGTAGTGTGGCGCATCTGTATCCATAATAGGCTGAGTAGTGCTTGGATCGATTTTTAGCAATATTTTACTAGGATCTTTTCTAGCCTCCTCTCTATCGTACGTGAAAGATGATGAGTTATATTTTCCTGTGTCTTGAGCCAATACTGATGTCAGATTATACGGATTGCTAAGACTGGCTTTTATTTGTCCATCTATAGCTTCGTTTGTGGCATCTATAACTCCTTTAAAGGTCTCGTATTGAGTACCCATAGCTTCGATGCCAAGGAAATTTGTTATGGTACCGGCGCCGGATGTGGTAGCCGCTTTATATAAAGCACCTTCTTTAACTCCTAAAGAGTCAGCTATTCTTGTGGTAGCTGCATCTGTTTTGAACTTTTTAGGTCGGCTCATAATTTTGCCCTCAATCACATTTACCGGAGCCATGTTTTTAGATAGTACCTTCATCGGTTTTCCATCTATAATCTTATTCTCATACAAGGCCATTCCTATCTTTCCATCTCCGAGACTGTCAATAGTGGCTTTGGAGTTATTGAAGTCAGCATATCCCTCGACAGATTTCATATTAAAAAATGTCAACTCAGACTGTATCTCGTCGGCATCTATTTCGTCCATTATTTTTTGAGCATTCTCTTGATACAGTTTTTGAAGATTATATAAACGCTTTGTCCCATCTATATAGTTGTTTCTCCTTAGCATATAGGTGTTTAAGTCCATCTGCCCTGATTTAAGTAGCTTTTCATCAATCATCGCCTGCTTCATCATGTCACTCGTAAAGTTGTTTGTGAAGTTATTAGCGTCCTGATTGATTCCTTGAGGAGCATTGTTTAGTGTTTCCATAAACTCCCTTGTAGCGGTGTCTATAGCTGCTTTTTCCTCTTTTCTTCTTTTATCGTTCTCTAATATTACATTAGAGACTTGTTGACCAATCTCAAACCAATTGAGCGTGGTATCTACATCTCTTTCCTTGTATCCGTAAAACGTCTTTGCCATTATTGTATATTATTAAAAAGCAAAAGGATTATAATTCTCTGCCGATTTAGAATATTCTTGTAATAATTGTGATTGTTTTGGAGTTAACCCTCTTCTGAATTTTCTAAAATCTTTCTTATTCATACCTTTTATTTTGTCGAAATCTAAAGATTCGCTTGTGCCTGGAGTTTTTCCTAATGAGTCAAATTTTTCAAACTGTCCTTGATTCAATTGCATGTCAGACAGCGTGGATTGTTCTAAATCATTTTTTCCAAACAAAGACAAAGCTCCAAGCCCTTGTTCCAGTGTGCTTATAGCTCCAGATATTCCCTCTGCTTGAGCTTCTGCCGCTCTTTGCTCTGCCTCTCTTGCTGCGAGTTGAGCGCCTTCTGCTTCTCCTAAATCAAGCTGAACATTCAAATCTCTTAGTCTTGAATCTTCATCAGCTATCTTCTGTTCGATATCCATCATCTCTTTACCCATTTGAGACCTAATATCTGCTTGAGCTTGGTTTTGAGCCATTTGTATTTTTCCAGCTGTAGCTTCTGCGCCTCTGTCGCTTTCTTGACCGGCTTGAAGAGCTAATGCTCCTTGAGAAAGCATAGCTTCTCTTTGTAGTTCGTATGGTTCTTTTTGAATAGATAAATTCTCCATGTAATTTACACCGAGTCTTTGTCTTGCTGCTTCCATCGCTTGTTTTGCTGCGACTTCAGCTTTTCTTTGCTCTCTTTTTTGTTTGTCTGCTTGTAAAAAAGACATACCGGTAGAAAGTGCTGTCGATCCTAATGATATAGCGGCTGCTGTTCCTATTGCCATGTTATAATAGTTTTATCATTTCACTTGTGTATGATTCGCTTTTGATGTATCCAAGCTCTTCGTACACCTTTATTAAACTTTGGTTCTTTATAAGAGCGTAGGCATATTTACTGCCTGATTGCTCACTGATATTTGTAAGGGAATCCACAAGCATAGTCAATGCTTTTTTTCTTTCTCCTCTATACTCTTTATTCGATATTATCCAATCTACCCAAGAAACTCTTGAGTTTGTCAAATACACAAATCCTGCACATACAGGAGTGTCTCCATCAAAAACAATCAAACCTCCGGTACCATCTCCGGGAAGAAAATCTCTTGTTGGAGCCTCCCAACCCCATTGTTTCCACCACTCAACAAGAATATCTGAGTAGTCATTTTCGTTAAGAAGTCTGATTTTGAATTCCATATTGACACAAAGATATTAAATTTAAGGGAAACTTTTCATTACACTTGACTCAACTGCGAATAATTCTACTTTACTAGAAGATTGATTCGTAAGAACAAATGTACAATAATGTCCTAAAACTCCATGAGACTCTGCTACTGAGTTCTTAATGAAGAAAAAGAAGTTCACATCACTTGGTATTGGAGTAGTTAGAGGAGTAAGCATATTGTTGTTTACTACTATTTGATTTACACCATTTGGATAATCTACATTCACCGCCAATACTTGACCGGCAAACTGAGGAATGGGATGTCCAAAATATAAATAGTCACCTACACTGATAATATTCCCTATTGCAACAAGTGGATTTATACTAAAGTTTACCTCGGCAGAGTTTGTTCCTGCGTTGTCTACAGTTAAGCTATTTCCTATACCATTCAAACTCCTTAAAACTCTTTCTCCGTTTGAGTTATTTCTAACAAACGCATAATAAGACGCTTCTTTTAACTCAAACCAATTAGCTAAAATGTATCCGGAGTTTTGTAGGTCGGTTTCTAATGTTACGCCCCAAGCTGCATCACCCTCTAAATTTATGGTTTTGAATAACTTATTCTCAAGTGGAGATGTATTAAACACACTTGTCAATGTAGATGGTTTAAATGCCATGGTCGGTTGCATCATCTTATTCCACCAATCTTGATAAAATGTATTCCTTGAGTCGTTCACATTGTGTCGGTATAAATCACCTCCTTTGAATGTGTAGAAATAGTTGTTCATCCCTATCATCCAATCGGGATCGAAAGAGTAAAATGACACCCAACCTTGAACAGACTCGCTATATGATAATGTGTATTCCATGTTATACTCCAGAAGGACATGCGCCTCCAATTACAGTTATTACTCCGTTTGAATCTATTTGGCATATATACTCGTATCCAGTAAAGCATATCCCTATATAAGCCTTGTAGAATTTGTTTCCCCCATTAAACCTATCTGTTATGTCATTGGTGTTACAAGCTATGTTTCCTGTTTCTATAATACAAGAGTCATTGCCAAAAACGTAAAACAGCTCGGTTGCATTTAAGTCTTCGCACAAAGTACCCGGATTTGTAGTTTGACCAGGATCACTTCTGTAAGCAAGCTCTAATGGAGGACAATCTACTCCATCACAGTTTTGAGCCTCTAAAAGAACACCTCCTGATTGTTCTCTAGCTATAGCCCCTTCTCTATAAAATCCGTCCGGGGCTAAAATCGATAAAGAAATGTCTAGATACACAGCAGTAGCTGATGCTAGATTTGCTGCGTCTAAATAATATATAGCTGTTGTTGCCATTCTATTTTATTGTTTTATATTTCTGTACATAATCCGATAATAAATATCTCCCCTCCATTTCGTATTTCACAAATATGAATATCCGTTGTCGGGTTGGCTCCATTTAATAGTACTTTGTAGTACTTGCCTCCACCATCAAAAGTATCATTGATATCATTTGAATTACACGCAATATCACCATCTGAAATATAAGGGAATGGTTGACTGGTAGATATCCAAACATTCACAAGGAGGTCTTCTATACAGACACTCACAGGAGAGTCTAGTCCGGGATCACTTCTAAGTCCTTTAGTAAGATTTCCACAAACACAACAAACATCTTCTACACTAGGACCAAAACACAAGGACACCTCTGTCACGCAGGTAGGACATATTTGTTGTGGAAGCAACACGCCGTCTACCAACTCTCTAACTATCCCCGATTGAGAATAGAATCCATTTGGAGCAAAATTAGTTAAGTTGATATCCGTAAACACAGATGTTGCGTCTTCGAAAGGTGCGTCTAAGTAATAACTTCCATTTTCGCAATCACAACAAGCTAATTCATAGGTTTCAGAATAGCATAAGTCTACTAAATCAGCATCTCTAAAGTCCCATATCAAATATAGGTACTCTCCATTAGAGCTAGCCGGAACAGTAAAGTCTGAATAGAATACAGGACTCGCTCCGGATATAGGAGTAGCTGTTGTTGCCGCAGCCAATAAAGCTTGTATGTCTGTATCATTATTAGCATAAAGCGTAGACGATCTTAGATACTTGAACTTGTCTTGTGCTACATCAAAGTTATAGGTATCAGGAACGATTTTATTCGAATACATTCTCATAGTGCTTGACTCAGGAGGGAATCCTCCAAGACCAACGCTTCCAGTTGTGGCATTATATCTAGACACGAAAGGAACACCTGGGCCATCTCCGAATACCACCAACTCTGACAATAACGGCCCTGTGTAAGTTCCATCTGTGTATCGGTGCTGTATGTGTATGGTTTCGCCTTCTTCCGCTGTGTTTGTCAATACTACTTCTATTATCGTAATAGACTCTGTATTAACGCATTTTGCTATAACAGACACAATCATATCACCGGTAGCCTCCAATGTAATGTAAGCCACTTCATCGGTGATTAAGTCCTTGTCGAATGATATACTTCCATTTTCATCAACCGGGCCTGATGATGTTGTAATGTTATTGTATTCAACACCAATGTCAAGCGTAGCTCCTTCGTCTATACTTGTAAATACCCACTCTATCTCAGATGTTCCAATATATGGTCCAAGATTTACACAGTACCTTTTTATGGTAGAGTTTTCTGGAGTTGCAGAGATGGTAAACGTTTGTGTTATACCGCAATTTAAGCACTGAGGATTTAAAGGTAGAAGTATGTCGTTTGTTGTTAAAACATACTCGTTCATATAAGGATCAAACCCTCCCAGTTTTTGAGTATTGAAAGACGAATTGAACACATCTCTAAACCAAGTTCTCATTCCGCTCTCAGACACAACAACAAGTTGTTCGTTTTGGAATGAGTTACCTTTTAGTTGAATAACCGCACCTCTCTTCGCGTCAGTAAAGTACCTGTCGTATCCCCATTGAACATAGCTCTCGGGATTAAAACTTATACCGTACTTTTCAGGTCTTGCTATTTGAGTTCCTAAAACCTCCGGTGTAGCTGTAATAACATTGCCGGCACTTGCATCTGACAATAAATTTTTACCGGCTAAAACATAAGATATTTTATCCTCTTGTAAAACGAGAACGTCTGTCTCTCTTCCATCGAGAAGAGATATTTCTCCAAACGAAACTTCGCAGTTTTTGTAATTAGAAAGTCCTTTGTTGAACTCATTAAGTCTATTTACGTTTGACTCTAAATTATAGTTACCGCTATACGTGATGTCAGCGAATCTATCGGCCTCTCTGTAGTCTTGTTCAGAAACAGTAGTAACTCTTTCTCCAAGATTAAAAGTCTTTCCAATTATAGAGTCTCTTATTTTGTAGCTTTCTGCGCCATTACCAAAAGAGAAACAGTTAAAGAATCCGGTATCGATAATAGCCGGAGTACTTGTGGATATGTTTTGATCTTGAACATTACCCAAATGGTTTCCACTGTCGTCTATACCAAATGACAAATTGTTCTCAAAGAACACATCCGGCAACGCGTCTTGTGGCTCTGTCTCGAAGACAACTAAACTTACAGCTCTAAATATCTCAATATCAGCTTTTACACAATACTTTCTTGAGTTTGGATAACCTGTTCCGGTACAACTTTTACCGGTAGTCATCTGTAATATACGCTGATTTGTAGTAGGATTTCTGTAAAATCTAAGTCTATTTTTAGAGAATGAATAATATTCTGGACATGGAGGATTTGGAAACACACAACTAGAGTAGTCAGGTATTAATCCATTTGTCGCTATATATTCTAATTCAGTATCGCCATCCTTAGATACACCGGTGTCAAGTAGAGCATTTATATTATCTCCATTCCACCAATCCTCAAAGTTGTCATAATCAGAAGAAGATGTTAGTCTTCTCTCAAAAAGATAACCTCTTCTCTCGCATGAATTACCTACACCACTTCTGTTCCAGTCAATCTTAATATTTATGATACTACCCGCCGGTATTGAAAAGTCTTCATATTCCCATGTAGGGTTTAACGGATCAAATCCTACGGTTCTTTTTAGGTTTACCGTATAGTCTAGCTTTCTGTAAGTACCTCCTCTTGGAGCGCATTTTCTATGCTCGCCTAAAGCTATAACTGCATCAGGATCCAGTACAGCAGCAAAGCTCGTTGGATTTATTCTAATGTATACTCCTCCGGGAACTACAACATCCTCAAATGGCTCTATAAAACCTGCTGCCTTAGCTTCTTTCTCTAAAACGGTAGCGTATGCACAATTGTCTTTCGGCCCATCAGTGTCAGACTTCACTATAAGTCTATCTCCAACTTGAACCTTTTTTGTGTTCTCTCCTTCCAAATAAAACCACATTGAATTTGTATTAGGATCGGTAAAGAATAAATTGGTGTAGATGGTGTCATAGTTCTCCTCATCAGGCTTTATGACAAACTTGTATCTCTTAGCCCAATACGGAGCTTTCTGTGTAGGAGGTATAACTACTTGTATTGAATTTTTATTCGCGGAAAACCCACAAGGTACATGAACCGTGTTGTTCTCACTCACAAGCGCTGTTGTTGAGCGATTAAAGTCATCCATATAAACTATACCTATCTCATAACCTCTATTACTATGTAAGCTTCTTGGATTTCCTATCTCTTGGAATATTACATCTGCAAATATAACAGTGTAGTACTCAAACACATAGCCTGTTGGTGCAGAAGGATTATCCACATATTTCATGGCGCAAAACTGCAATCCAATCTCTGTGCTTGATGGACTCGTTATAATTGCTATCGGTTGGTCTATCGCTGTTATACCACTACCTACTTTTTGAAGTGATCCTAAGTTGTTTGGTAGTAAACAGTTAACTGTATCCGTGAATGTTATACCATCACAAGATGTTTCTGCTCCCGGAGTTGGATCGTACACCGGAAGTATTGTCGCGGCAGTTCCAACAGCTTCCTGAAACTCAATGCTTGTTGCCATTTCATAAACAGAGCTATAATCTCTATTTAAGAAAAAGTCAAAAGACAATTCGTTGTTATCTGTTTCCTCTGAAGGGAATGGTAATGTTCCGGTAAATGAACTGTGGGTTATCGTTACGTTTACACTAACAAATGAGCCAGCCTTTAAGTCAACTCCTGCCAAATCAAAGTATACTATTGAATCATCTATTGTTTCGGCGCCATCTATCGTGTATTCTCCATTACCTAAAGCATCCGGTATATTTATTGAGCCTATCTCTTCTGTTATCAAATTAGCTTCGTACTCAAGTATAACCGATTGACCATTTACATCAACCATATCGTATCCTTCGACATAGTTTCCGTACAATAATCTATTACCCATTATGGTTTGAGCTTTCGCGAACAATGGTACGTTGTCATACAATCTCAATATTTCAGCCTCGTTAAGTACGGTGAATATTTTGCTATTGTTGAAACTATATTGGTAATCAGTGTCATCAGCAAGACCGGCGTTAGCCTTGTCTATTTTCTCTATAACCTTGATTATGTTGCTGTTAGATTCTTTGAATAATAAGTCTATACCAACTACTAATGGGCCGCCTGAATTGTATGTAATCAATGCTGTATTTCCGAAGTTTTGCATTCCATCATTCAGCATGCTGTTTACATCAAACTCAAAAGGTCTTGGAATAAAAGCAATGTCAGACCACTGAGATGTGGCTGAATATTGTCCATTCTCGTACTCGTATCTGTAAGCGAAAGAAATAAATCTATCCTCTAAAAAATTCTCTTGGCCGCTAGTCGTTATGAGCTCTACAGTCGGAGACTCAGTAGGAGGTCTCTTAATAACCATAACAGACTCATAGCTGAATTGGTCTACATCAGCAATAGGGTTAGCATAGTTCTTCTTTACATCTATACATCTCGGAGGATTGTAGTCATCGGTAAAGAAAAGTTGATTCTCAATCAAGCTAACACCGGTTATTAAATAGTTAGGATTGAAGTTTAGAGTGGTATTTGCATTGTCACCATCATTTATACTAACAACGTGATACTTTAATAGTCCGGTAAATACATTGAATGAAACTATTAAGTCCAACAGACCGGTGGCGTTAGCTCCAAGTGTAGTACTCTCAAAGGATGGATCGTGAACAAACCAATAAATAGTCTCGTTGGCGCTGTCATCTATAGCTCCTATACATCTAGCATTAACACTAAGAGTTGTGCCATCTATATAGCATAACTGAGTCAGAGATGAATTACCTTTAGTGTTCTCTATAACTCCTATCTCAGAGTCTTCGGTAGAACCCATTCTCACGTTCATAGCATCAACGTATTCACCTTCAGGTAGAATTCGTTGGTCGACAACCTTATTCATCCTTCCGGATATAAAGTTTCTTGTGATGTTAGCCATATTATTTTATTGTCTTATCCATTCCTCTTAAATTCATTAAGAGTCTTCCTGGATGAATGTTACTGATTCTTATTTTAGCATTTCTAAGTAGAGCTGTTCTTTCTTTTCTCGCTCTATTGACAATGTACTCTTGAACTCCAAATTTAGAGTTTAGTATCTCATACTTTATAGCAGCATAAACATACTGCTCAAAAAGCTTATTCACTGTAATCAAAGAGTCGTTACCGCCTTCCATTCCATCACTTATGTATTCTAAAATACAAAGCTCTCCGGACATTCCCGAGTCAAAGTTTATCACGCCGGCTTTATTATCTATTCTGAAAGTAGGGTTAAAGTTAGCGGTCTCTGTATTAAGACCGTATCTCGCACCTATACCATAGTCAAAATACCAACACCCATCAACACACCATCCTTCTTCACCATCAAACTGATGGCCTTGGTTTAAGTATATACTTTTCTTGGTCTTTTTCAGTCTGTCGTAGTCTATACCGGAATACTGAGGTCTCAAGATATTTCCATCTTGGTCAAATAGAATGTTTCCTTGCTGATCTTGAAGATACGCATTAGAGGATAAAGTCTGAATGTTCTCTGTAAGAGGTCTTAATAAACCATCTTTATATAAAGAAATCCTAACCCAATTTACATAGTCAGGAGGTAAAACAAATCTAAGTGTTTCAGTAACGCTCAACTCTAAAACCTTTACCTCTTTAAATGCGTCATAATTAAGCTCTTGCACAGCTCTTTTAGCATGAAACAAAACCTTATACCTCTCTTCGTTGTTTATCAAAGAGTGGTTTCCGGTATGCATCAACATGAAGTTGTTGACTATATCTTCAAGGCTGACATATTGATAAGAACCCCAATTGGCGTTCTCAGGAGAATTTCCTGAATTCTCATAATACTGATATTCTGATAAGTATGCCATTTATTATTGTTTAGGACTAAATGTTGCTTCTTGAGCGGCTTCTTGAGCTATTGCAAATTGAGCCACTTCTGTTTCTCTAATTGAAACTCCACAGTATTGTAGAATTTTTGTAACCAAAACATACAATTCCTCTTGAGGTAGTTCAAAATCTTGGTAGTCAGACTGTGATTGGTCGAATACAGGTTCTCCGTTAGCAAGGGTAATGTAAGTCCATTTCGGAACTTTTGGAAACCTAAAATACACTGCTTGAACTTGACCGGCAGTATCTATTGTGTTTGGATAAACCTTTATGTTTTGACCTTCTAAAGTATATGCCGGAAAAGAATTGTTAGGCTGCGTAAGGTTGGAAGAGTTCAACATTCCTATCTTACCAACACTTACTTTTTCCGCTTCTTTAGATGTGTTTGAAAATATTTTGTAGTCAGCTCCGTTGGCTGGAAATATATTTGAACTCAATAAAATCGAAGTTTGAGAAGTAACAGACAATACCGTAGATACGGTCCCGGTATCTACATTTGTAACTATGTAACCTGCTGATATTCCATCTGTTATAAATGTAGCAGAAGAATCGTTAAGTTGATTCGATGCTGCTGATGTAATCTGTCCTGATGTAATCAACTCTGTAAAACAAAGTACTTTTAAAATGTAGTAAGCTTCATTTCCAACAGTAGTCAAAGTAGGTACAGAGAATATGTTTCCGGCAATATTAGCAAGATAGTTGTCTACTAGAAAAGATTCTAGTGTTTCCGCCAATGGACTTTCTATATCCGCATAATCTGTACCGGACACTCTAGCATTTTCAGCATTTATTATCTTATTGTAATCGGAATAATACTGTTTGTACACTTCCATTTGAGCATTCATAGCGTACAAATTGAAGTCCGATGGAGATATGTATCCATAGTTATTTTTATTAAGTATGGATAACACCGTATTTCTAACTTCGTTTATCATTTTCAAATGTTTTTACAAATATAATAAAAAAAGCACAGAAATTAATCTGTGCTATTTTCGGCCAGGGATACCGCAAACCTTTATACAAACTGAAAAAATTAACCTTCTAGATAGGTTTCAAGCATTTTCAATGCATCAAGACCTTCATCACTTGATAGAAAATGACCGGCTACATCATAAGGATCCTCTCCGTATGGTACGGAAACCATTTTCTTTTTATTTGAAGGTGTGTTAAACCATATCTCTTTATCGTTGTTGCGTAACGTCAAAAACTTCTCTTCAAAGAATCTTGCTACCTTCCCTTGAAATTGTAGCTCAGGATCGTTTATCGTGGCTAAAAAGGCCTCCGGATTAGTTTTCGCGAACACTAAGATGTCTCTTTTTAATTCAGAAGTAGAAATTAATGAAGGATCTTTACCGAACATAACTCTCGTCAATGTTTCGATTTGGTCTGTAGATAAACTTCTCGCTTGAATCAAGGCATCGATTTCAATATCAATGTCTTTTACAATTTCTTCTGCTTCTTTTTCTTCATCCACCTCAACAAACACTTTTCCATTTAATGGATGGTAATGCAAGAAAGATTGTAATACCGGGTTTGTTCTTGGAACGCTCAAGAATCCATCTTCAAAAATGATAGGTTCTAAGATAGCATTTCCATCTTGCTCGTCTTCAAAAGGGGATTTTTGATTTACCGCATATCTAAGTGGGCGGTTTTGATTTCTTGCTTCATCAAAGTACATCAAAGGAAATCTTTGGTGGTTTCTTGATGCTAAGACATATTCTAACGGACTTCCGTTTAAGAGCTTGTAGACCTTGTCTACTGTTTTTTGTTTTTCCATTTTAATAATATGATTTAATTCGATTCACTTTTTTTAAATATACAGAGCCTCACTGAAGAGGCTCTGTAGTATTTGAACTATATATTAACCGTAACGGAATAATACAAAGTTGTTAGCACCTAAAGTACAAACACATCTTTCAGATAAGAAGTTAACCTCCATTGCATCCAAGTCAGATGTTTGGGCGCCTCCGGCAGAACCTGTGATCCAAGTTTTGTAACGTCTGTCCTCAGCCTCAGAAGCACGGTATCTTACGTGCAAGAATGGTCTCTTAGCGTTTTTACCCATGATTTGGTCGTAAACAGATGTAGAACCGGCAGGAACCAATAAACCGGTGATTGTACCGGTAGCAGTACCAGCAGTAGCATTTAAACCACCTCTCATAGTAGGATCGTTCAAGTACTTCCAATCAGACTTGTAGAAGTCATAACCTCTACGGAATCCGGTGAATCCTAAGTTCAACGCCATATTGATGTCGTTGTCGAATAAACCGAATGAAGCAGACTGAGCCACACCACCTGAAGTGTAACCGTTCAATGTTGCTAACATGTTGTCGATGTCGAAAGACAATCCACGGTTAACAAACAAAGCGTTCTCTTCGATAGCACCTTGCTTATCTAAACGAGACACGATAGTATCCCAATCAGATAAAGTTGTAGGAGTACCGCCTCCCCAAACGTTTCCTCTTCCGTTTACAACGTAGAAGATACCTTCAGAACCAATGAAACCGGCAGTAGCAGCTCCAGAGCCTGAAGCAGCAGGAACAGCTTCAATCATTGCAGTTTCCAAGTAGTCTTCGAAACGCAAACGAGTTTCATGCTCTGATTTCAAGTACCATAAGTACCCGGTAGCACCATTCTCAGTAGTAACCTCAACCCATCCGATTTGAGCCATGTCAGAACCGTTTACTGCATACTTATCTTTGATGATAATAGGGTTGTTAGAGAAGATTGTATCTTCAGCTTCCAAAGAGCCTTGCATTCCAAAAGATCCTTTTTTGAACTCAGAACCATAGATGAATACGGTACAAGCAGTAGACACAGCAAAAGCTTGTCCGGTTGCTTCGTAGTAAGCTACTGTAAAAGTAGTAGCAGAAGGAACAGCAGTAACGATACCTTTATTGAAAACACCAGAAGTGTTGTTCTGAATCATTACAGTTTGTCCAACGCGAATTGCGATGTAAGTAACACCTGAATCAGCAACTGTTAAAGTAGCAGTGTTTGAACCTGCTGCTGCTGCTGAAGTTACGCTTGTGTACTTAATGTGAAGACGACCTTGTTCTGCCCATTTGATTTGGTCAGAGTTAGAAGGCATCTCAGCACCGACCATTCTCAAGAATGATGCGATGGTTCTATTACCATAACGCTCAAATTCTTTCTCGTAAGTATCAGGAAGATACTGATTCAAGAAATTGAAGTTAGTAATGTAGTTTGTTTGTAAAGCTACTTGCTCCGCTGCCGGTTGTAATGCAAAAGTAGGATTACTTAATAATGAACCTGCCATTTTTTTAATTTTTAAGTTTTAAAGTTTTTTAATACTGCGGATTTTTAAGCCTCTACCCGAGTCAGGATTTACCGCTTTCACCTGAATTCCTTCTGTAGATTTGCTAATTTGAGGAACCTTAACCTCAGACATATTGATATTCTTGATATTTCTAAGAGTACCTTCTGTGGCATCAGACTTACCTTGCTCATAAAAGAACTTAGCAAACTTCTCCGGATTTAAAGCCACAGCTAAAGCTTTATGATAACCAACTGCATCTTTGACTAATCCTTGCTCATCCAAAAACTTATTGATAAAGTTTGATGGATTGGATTGAATCTTTTTTAATTCAGCAGCTTCTCCAGGATTGAAAGTAATTTTTTTGTCAGCTACATCGAATTCAAAACCTTTGAACTCTCCGCTAAACAACTCATCGGTCTTTTGTAAAAACCAATTTCTTTTTCTTTCGTTCTCCTCCTCAATAGTTTTAGCTTGCTTGGTATATTGCTTGTAGCTTTCGTAAATCTCCTTCTCTTCTTCAGAAATTTGCGGAACACTTGACTCAAGTGGCGCTTTATATTTCTCTTTCTGAGAATTGAAATATCGCTTAGCCTCAGCAACAGCTTTTTTCGTTTCTAATTTGACTTTTTTGATTGCGGAATCATCATCCTCATCTTCGTCATATCTGTAGGCGTCCATTAACACCTCAATATCTTCTTCATCCAAATCTTGTTGAGTCTCTGATAAATAGCTTCTCAACAAAGTTTCGGGATCAACTGAATCGTAGTCTTTGTTTAGCTTTAAATAATCTTCAAGACCACGCCCGGTTTCTTTTTTGTACTTCATATAAGCAGCGACATCTTCCGGTAAAACTTCTTCATTACCTCTCTCTGTCATAAGCTCTTCAAAAGAACTTATTTGCTTATTGTACTTTTTCTCAATAAAAGAAAGAACTTTTTCTTCTGTCAAATCGTCTTCCGGTTCAGGAATTGGATCTGGTTCAGGAATTGGATCTGGTTGCGGATCATCATTTAACCCTTGTTCGTGCTTTTCTAAAAGCTCTTGTTCAACTTGAGCAATGCCTTTTTCTTCGACACCATCTAATAATCTTACTTTAATTTCCATTTGATTTAATTTTTACAAATTTATACAAAAATTCTTAATATTTTAACGAGGCTCAAATTCTCCTAAATCAAAACCATCTAAGCTATCTTCATTCGATTCGAAGTTCAATGGAGGAAGGTTATTTTTTCTTTGCTCAATTAACTTCGATTGCTCTGTATTTTGTTGGCTTATTCTTTTTGACTTAGCATCTTCTTTCTCTTTCTCTCTTTGGCTTAAGCTAGAAACCTCCATACCTCTTAACTGCAAGTTATAGTTGAACTCTTCGGCCATCAATTGAGATTTGTATTTAGCTTCAGCTTCCATGTTCATGATATTGTAAGTCACCTCAGCTTCTTTCAATTTCATCTTCATCTCTAACTCTATTTGCATTTTTTGCATTGCTGTTTGAGACGCGAGTTGCTGCGCTTGTATTTGTTGCTGAGATAGGATAGCTTGTTTTTGCATCTCCATTCTCTCTTCTCTTTCTTGTTTTTTAACTCTTTTGAGTTTCAATAATTGATTAGCCAATTTGATGTTCTTAATCTCTCTGATGTCAATAGCATCTTCAAGATTTATATCTCCTTTGGATAATGCCATTTGAATATTAGCCTCTAATTGAGCTTTCTCCTCTTCATCAGGAGCAACTTCTATAAATATTCCGAAATCGTAAATATACAAATCAGATATGTCTTCCAATATAGAGACATTGAATCTTCCTATCCTATTGATAAATCCTTCTTTGAAATCTGAAAACTCAAGTATGTCGGATATTCTGTAGGTCAAAGCCTCAGCGAATGATCTATACATAAATAAGCTTCCATCAAGGATATGTCTTGTAGCAGTATTGGAATTTAAAGAAGCAAGCTTTTGTAGCCCTACTAGCGAATTAGGATCCGGAGTAGAGGCATCTCTAGCCTCGTTAAGACCGGTTACAGTCCTAATCATATCCATATAGTGGTTGTAGTTATAGATAAGCATTTGAGCTTTACTTAACCCTGAATTAGATGTAAGCTGCTGAATAGGAACCCTAGCATTATTAAACTCTCCATCTTGTGTAAAGCTTCGTCCAATAACACTACCTGTTTGGAAGTATAACCTAAGAGCGTCTTCAGGATTGTAGGCCGCACCAGTACCAAGATCTACTTCATTGATACCATCAGCATCGATGAATACACCATCCGGCACTACTCGGTTAATTACTTGTTGTAACTTCAAGTGGGTTATTTGAATAAGGTCTGCAAAAGGAATCATTCTTCGAACTATCGACTCTATACTTCCTTTGTACATACGAGGTGCGCAAGCAATGTAGTTTGGTATAGCGTGTTGTGCGGCAGACTTAGGTCTAACCATATTCTCTGACATTTCCCACTTCAATAAGATATTTGTACCCATAACCATAATACCTTCGTACCAAACGTCTATGGTTTTTTCTATCTTCTCAAAGTTTCCTTCCTGCATCATTTCGGCAGGAGGGTTAAATGTATCGTTTTTCTCTATAACTCTACTACCTCCATTGTCTAAATTCTTCTTCTTATAGACAATCTTCTTGGTTGTCTTATAGTTGAAGTAAAGCAGTGTGCATGTGTCTCTCGCGAACATGCTATCTTCGTAGAACTGAGCTACATTGTAATAGTCATACCAACTTTGACTATACTGACTAATCTCTTTCAAATCTTCTTTAGTCAGTGATTGGTCTATTTTCATTAATTCAGAGATAGGAAGAGTTTTGATTTCTCCCCAATAAAAACAATCTCTAAAATATGGATCTTCTGTATAGCTGTAGACCACATTAGCAGGATCTACATAAGAAATTTTAACTCCGGCACCAGGAAGAAACTCTTGTTTACCAACGGATATTCCTATGGTGGTTGCGTCATAGTTCAATCTCTTTCTGATTTCATCATAGTGATTCTCCTCGAAAATAGTATTAATAGCCTCTTCTTCAGCTATTTCTATTGCAGGCTTATAATTAAGCTGCATGTATAATGAAAGTTCTTCGTCGTTTTCAGGTAACTGTTCTGGATCCATAGCGAATGGATCGTATCCGGTCATGTCTCTAACAATTTCAAGCATAGGCTTTGCAGACATCTGCATCTCAATTTGTTCCTGATACTTGTTTTTCTTGGCTTGAGACATAGCATCTTGAGCTACTGCCTTAACCTTGAATAATCTGTCCGACATTCCGTTTACTATGATGTCTACAAACTTAGGTATAACCGGAACAGGAGTCCAATCCAAATTCAAATAAGACAAATCTCCATTTACAGAGATTTCATTCTTGTATTTAGCAATAGGCTGTTCACCTCTAGCATACAATCTTAATCTATGGAATTCTCTCCATTGACCGTAGTATCTGCACGTATTTCCATCCTTTCTAAACCATTCATATTGAATAGCTTGTCCTACTTGTAATCCGAACTCTTTAGAGGTTTTCTCTGCATCCGTAGCTGTTTGACTAGGAAATACAGATGAGGTTATATCTATTTTTATATCTTTCATGTAATCAACTTACTTAATGTTCCTTCGTTAGAATACCTTGCGAAGTTAATAATAATTTTTGAATCTTTTTTTTCAGGCACATACAAATGCTTTTGATTGGCCATTATAGCCAATCCCGAACTAATTGAGGCATCATGCTTTGTTCTGTCGTTGATGTCAAATTTAGCCCAATCCTCAAGAGTTCTTGTGAAAGGCATTGTACCCATACAGTCCGGATCTCTATATGTTCCGGTCATGTCAATTCCAACATATTTCTCTATGTATGACTCTATCGCCGAAGCATGAGATTGCTTCACATCTTCTGAAGTGTTAGGTATACCTCCCAATTCGCGCTCTGTCTTTGACAACTTACTAAGCGGCTTATCCGGTCTGTTTAAAGCAAATCCTCTGTACCCTCTGTTTTTAAAGTGGTATAACAATCGAGGTTTATTGTTTTCGGCAAGCACCGGCATACCGTAAAATATGCAAGCCATCAATACATCTTCAAAGAATATCTCTGCGGTCTGAGGCCTTGCTATGTATTCAAGGAAAAACTCATTACTTGGAGCTTCATCCATGTTAAATTTAGTTAGACCATGGAGGGAACCGTTTGAACCTCTGCCTCCGACAACCGCCGATATGTCGTATGGATCACACCCGAAAGAACCTATGTGTTCATTCCCGGGATATTTCGAACCATTCCTTGTATGAATATTGTTTTGTAGATGTCTTTGAGGAATCCAACTAACCAAAAATCTACCTCTTTGGTCAGGAGTCCAAACTACCTGAGTGTCCTTGATGCCATCCTTCCAATGAAAAGAACCTCTTGTTAAGTAATGCTCTTTTATAAGTCCATCGTTGTAGTCTATCTGTTGATATATTTTGGTGAGGTTAAAGATAGATGACTTACTCTCATCTCTAAAAGCGTGAGAAGTAGTTCTTGGGAACTGTCTGTAAAACTCATTCAACGCATCTGCATCCCTCTTCAAAGAATCAACCTCTGCTTCCCAATAGTCTATGGCTCCATTTTTTATCCAAGCTCCATCTATACCTTTTATCGGTTCTTCAGGCTTTCTAAATACCGGCATGCCATACATATCTATAAACCCCTCCATATTCCATTCCATAGGAATAAACAAGGCGTACAATCCACTCTTTGTTTGGCCGTTTGCATTTCGTTTTGCAACTATTGAATCTTCGTAAATATCCTTGTAGTTTTGACCTCCTTTTGACAAGGCATTTGAGGTTGAACCCATCATACATTTACCTATGATTCTAGAACCTAATCGCAAACACGTTTTAGTAACCCTCCAATTCTCCTTTATGTTATTTGGTTTAGTCCACTTACCGGACTCATCATGAGCCAAGAACAATAATTTTTCACCATCGTAAGAGTTGTCATCTGTATTTTTCCAGTCAATAGAGGTATCAAGACCTTCGATGATTTCTTCATTAATGTCATACATATTTTTCTTAGTGATTTTTGATGCCGGAACCCTAAATGCCAACTCTGTTTTTGGCTTGTCCATACCATCCATAATAGGTCTGAAGAAAAATGGAAGTCTGCTGTTTATCGGAACAACTTTGTCAGTAAACATCTTTTTAGCATCCTGACCTGTCTTGGATAGAATACCTATCCTTGAATCTCTTGCTAATGTACCGACATTAACAGCTTCGGAAGATGCCATAAAAGAAAATCCTGAACGTCTTATCTTTAAATATATCATCCCGAAACATCTTTCGTCAGCCCTACATGCTTCCCAAAAAATCCAATATATTCTGTTTGCTTCACGAAAGTCCGGATATCCAACATCTATACTAGACCATTGTAAATACATCCAGTGTGAGCCGGTTATGTAGGTCTTCTTTCCGTTGTTCATAAACCAAAATCCATATTCTCTATGGTCGAACTGTCTTTCGATATAATCTACCCATCTGTTTTTAAATTCAGAAGGCATTTGGTTCCACTGAAATATTGACTGTATTTTGGCAAGCTCTTTTGGTATATTCTCCCTTTCCCAATACTGCTCTTGTCTACTAAAAGTTCTTTTGTAACAGTCTTTAGGTTCTGCCGGAAGGGCAATATAAAGCCCGGCGATATTGTATATATCACCTATCTGACCGGTCTTTGAGATAATAACCATGTCGTACTTATCATCATAGCCGTATATCCAAGACCTATTAAGGTTTTTCTTTGCTATGGTGTTTTTTGGAACATGGTCTTTTACTACCGTGTATAGACTATTTAGATCTTCTTTCTGCAAAACCTTGTTTTGTATCGTTTAAACTTGTTCCTCTTTGAGTCAACATAATGCTTTCTTTTTCAGTTTCTATTCTATTAAGAATCTCAAAAGCATCTAATATCGCTAGTTTTTTTGTGGCAGCAGCATTCTTCAACTTGTCGGCAGACAAGTCATCATCGTCCTTATTTATTATAGGCTCTTCGGCCACTTTAATAAGTTCGTCTACTGCTTTATGGCCAGCCTCAATTATTCTTAATTTTATTTGTTCAGAATTCATAATTTGATTGTTATTTGATGATCGAACATTCTGTATAATTTTTGCCCATCCACTTCGAATTCATATTCGCTGTCCGGAGCAAAACAAACTAAATCCCCTTTATTTATACCTTTTTCTAAAAGATATTCATTCGGGTAAACCATTTCACCAATAAGTGGTTCATTTGCAAATGGCTTGTCAATGTATGTTTTTAATGCCGGCACAGGACTAACGAAGCAATATCTGTCATAAGCAATCCACTGCCCATTTCTTTTATGCATAAAGAATTGATCCGGCTCTATGAAAAACAAATCGTCTTTGAAAAAACTTTTTCCGCTTTTTTGCCTTCCCCTTATGTCGTTATAGTATTTGAAAACATTATGATGAACAAGCAATATGTCTCCAACTTGAACTTGACCGTTGTAGTTTAAAGGAAGCTCAATAACCTCGGCAAACCTATTTGAAAACTTATGGTCTTCCTCGGAGGTGCTTATTATTAAATCTATTCCTTCTACCTGTTTCGTATTGGAATATCTTTTTCCTGATACCGGTTTTGCTATAAAATAAAAAGGTGATTTCATTAAAAATCTATATTAAATTCAATTGAACAAGGTACTGAATGGTTAAATTCTTTCCATAAAAGTACTTCTTCTTTTTCATTAATAACGAATATTTTAATAGATTTTGTTTTTTTATCTTGTCTTATGCAATGAATTTCACTGCTATTACTTAGGACTTTTTGTCCAACTATGTAGTGCATAGCGCCGTTCTTATAGTCAGGCCCTATTGCTATTTTCCTGATGTCCATAATTAAAAGATTGAATTGTAAACAAAAGAGGCAAAAAGCCCTCCGTAGCATCCGGCCCAAATATCAAGCCAATCCCATTTGTATCCTAACTTAATTTCTCTGTACCATTCTCTAGCAAAGTTTCCCATCCATGCTCCAAACCATCCAAATAGTATTACTACCCAAAAAGGAGCATCATCAAACTTCATAAAAAAGTGAGCAAAAGCAAACAACCCTAACAATATAAATGCAGAGTAATTAAAGTGTTTATCTCTTCTTTGTTTTTTAAAATCTTTATTAAAGATGTTTTTAAAATTCTTAAAAGGATTCCACAATGATTGTAAAAGATTTTCAAATGGTGTTGGTTGTTTCATAACGTTATTGAATTTGATTGAATAAATATTTCGTTTACCTGCGTATCGGTAAGTCCTAATTGCTGTTGTAAAAACATAATTGTAGGAGAATGTTTATCAATAGTATTTCCATAATTCCAAATATAGTTTGCTGCTGTCTTCTGAGGCTCTGGAAGGCTATTTAAAGCATCTGACACAGCCTGCTCTAAATTCATCTGAGACAGTATAAATCTAAGCTTCCAAAGAGCTACTTCTAATGGTGTATTGAGTGATATTTCTTCTTCAGGTGTAAACAATTCACTTGGCTCTACAGTTCCTCCTGCAATAAGAAATTGTAAATACTGTTGATACTCAATAGATGATTCGTCCATAGGAACTAATGTTACTATTCCTAAATCTTCTTTAATAATATTTCCGTATTTTGATATATAATAACTCATACTATTAAACTTTTATATATGTTCCATACCAATCAAAACCAGTATTTACTGAAGCACCTGTTGTATCTACAATATAAGCTCCAAAATTTAATCCAGTGGATCCACTAGGTATATCGGTAGTTAATGTTGTTGAATAACTAAATGCTGTACCCATTCTATCTATTTGAATATATACTCCTGTTGATACTGTCTTTATGATTAAACAATACTTATCTAAAGAATCTGTATTAGCTGGAAAGTTACTTCCTAAATCTATTGTTGTAGCAGTACCAGAATTGTCATTATGTATTACATGTAAATTATTAGAAGTAGATAATCTACATATTCCAACAACATTTAATAGTGTATTAGGCTCAACATTAGAAAAAGGCCCAGTGTTAGTAGCATGTCCAATAAAAAACCTTATTGCAGTATCACCAGCGTTTTCTGCCATGTTAAAATAAGTAGTAGTATCAAAACCACCATTTCTACTTAAATAAACTTGGCTTTGTCTTATTTGTGCTAAGTTACCAGTTGTTACACTGACAAGACCTACTCTTTGACTTCTTGTTATAGAATTAGTGTCACTCCAACTTCTAGAAGTTGCGCCAGAAAGAATATAAGCCACTCCTTCAACATTATTTATACCCGCTGCACCAAATGTAGGTATATTAACATGTTTTTGATTTACAATTGGTTTAGCATCAAAATAATCAAATGGATTTTTATTTTCCCACAGAGCATCTGTGTTGTCGTACATCAGCACATCATTGTTCTGTGGCGATGTAATCTTTACATTGTGTAGTTCATCAAGCTCCCAGCCATTCATTATTTTTACATACAACTTACCATTTATCGCGTGAGCATATTCAACATACCCTATTACAACAATGTGTCCTGGAGCTGATGGTTTAATGTTTGTAAGACTGCCAGGTGTTGTCGGACTAAGATACAATACATCACCATCTGCCCAAGTTTCACCCTGCAAGCTTCCAGTAGTATTAATGTTTTCGAGCTGACCAACAGTCATGATAAAACCTTCTTGGTTAGTTGCAATATTCTCACAAACAAGCCCTATTGTGTCTGCCGAATTGTTATCGTTATTTGCTTGAGCATACGCTACGGCTAACCTTTGGCCTTGAGCACCACTAACTCTAACTGCTTGATAATTTGTTCTTAGCAATGTTGCGTTAGGTGTCACCTTATTTACAACTCTAGCTACTAAGTCAACTCCATTTTTTAGTATAACATTACCTCCCTTTAAAGTGGTTTCAGAACTACCTATAGTATTATTCCACCTTGTAGTTCCTACAGCAGCAGTTCCTGTTGGAGATACATCTAAAGTAAGCTGACCTGCCTTTAGTTCAAATTCACCCAAGTCAACATTTTGAGTGGCTCCGGTGTAAGGAACATATCCGGATAGCGATGGTATAGTTGGATAAGCTATTTGTTTGATGTTACCTGAAGTATCCCTCATTAAAAGAAAGTCAGATGTTGTTCCGGTATCAGGAGCCTGAGTAAATTGCAGCTTACCTGAAGATAAAACCCTTAAACCTTCTGTAGCAGAAGTTCCGACTTTTAAAGATATATATGCAGACGCACCTGTAGCAATAAGCTCAAGTCCTAATGCGTTATTTGTAGTTATGTCAGCAGCCTGACCAATTCCTGGAGCACCCAAACCAAACTCCATCCTGTTGTTTGAAGCTCTGTGTAGTCTTAAAAAAGTGTTTCCGCCTGTCATAAGAGAAACATAGGACGTGCCTATTGTGTATCTTCCATTAAGGCCATCATCACTAAAGTTACTACTGCCTAATGTAGTACCATTAGGTGTGAATTTAGGCAATCTATTTATAATACCTCCTCCAGTAATACCAGTGTCCGGAGCAGCAGATAAGATATATGTACTGCCATTCCAAGTATAAAATAAACCAGTGTTTAATGCGATGTATATAGTTCCAATAGTTCCAGTTGCCGGGAATGACGCTAAGCCAGGATACTCTTCTACTTCTTCTTGAGTTAAATATCCTGCCGGGTTTGAATCTAATGGATAGTAATTTTCCTCTAGGTAAGTTATCAAATCACTTTGATCTAACAAATCACCGGATATATTACCCCACTCTATGCCGGTCGCTTCAACAGTCCAACTCCTATTTTGAGACAAATCGTAAGTTACTCCATTTATCGTTAATGTTCTTGTAGAAGGCACATAATCTGATGGATTAGGTATGTCTATCCAACATATACCTCCTACTCCTTTACTTAAAACTTGCAAAGGCGTACCGGTGCTGTTAAGCATGTCTATTATTTCACCCGGCTTTATGGATGAAGTGTAAATTGTACCGGTAAGGTTTATGTCTTGAGTGGCTGAATTACTTGTGTTTAAAACACCTTGTAATCCCGGGGCAGGAAAGTTTGATGAAAACAAATCCAACAACTCTTGCAACGAGAAGTTTTTTGTCGCAAGAGGCGTGGATGTTGGCGTTGGTCGAGGAGCTTCTGTACCTATTAACCTATCGCTTAGTTGTAAAGGGGTATCCGCTAAAGAGTAAGTAGCTATTTTCGACATTTGGGAATTATTTTGTATTAAACAACGATTCTAACTTCTCCGGTAGCAGTCTTGTATATTGAATTGACAGCCAAACCACCAGAAATAGCAGCAGAATTATTAGCGTAAGTAGGCAAAACACAGTTCTCCTTTGTAACGAAAGTACCTTCATCGGCCACGAAAGTGATAAAGTCTGCAATCTCAAAGTTTTTTGTAGCAGAAGAACTATCGGCATCCGTGCCAAGTAATTTATCTGTCAAAGAAATATTCAAATCTTTTGGATATGTACTAATAAGTCCCATTTTTTAATAATTAGTAAGTTACACTTACTGAGCTTCTTTTTGTGTGACCTCTCCTGTCTGAATATTAATAACGGCGTCTTTACCGTATTTTTCAGCAAGAGCCTTTTCATGAATAGAAAACTCAGCTTTAATTTGTTCAACCACTCTGATTAAGTTCCACTTTTGAAGCTCTACATCAGCAATAGCCATTTTAGCTTTGTTGAACTCGTTGTTTAATTGGTTGATTTTTTCTAACTCTTCCTTAGTAAGAGTTTGGTTTGTGAATTTGTTTTTGTTTTTCATTGGATTAAATTTTTACAAATATAGTTAATTTATGATTAAAACACACAAGGCCGAAACAGCCACAATAGATGTGATCTTATAAAAGTTCTTTTTATTTTTCTCTCTCCTAATAGCTTTCTCTTGTATCTCAATAGCCTTCTTGTACTTATCTGCTTCTGCTTGTTTTTCCTCAAAAGCCTTCAATAAGTTAAAATTAGCCTCTTTAAGCGACTTTATCCTTTGAATGGATATGCTATCGCTTTTTTTATAGTTCTTCAATTCTGCCTTAGCAAAATCACCTTGAACGAGTTGATTTATGATTTTAACAGACTGAACGCTATCTAAGACTACAACTTTCTTATTTTGTGCGCTCGTCAAAGTACTGTTGCATATCAGAAACAGTATACTTATCAATAAGTTTAATTTTTTCACGGTATTCAATTTTGATTTTTTCTCTTTCAGTAACAAGGCTGTCGTATTTTAATTGCAATTCATTATCCTTCTCCATAAGCTTGTCATATATGCTTTTGTAGAACTTTGCCTTTATCTCATGGTCTTTTGCTTGAATTTTTAAATCATTAACAGAAGACTCTAAATGTTTTGTTCTATTAAACAAGAAGTAAATTACCACAAGAAGCCCTATCAATATAGCGTATCTCCAGTACTTTTTAATGAATGCTTTTATTATAGCTTTATCCATAACTTATATTTTTGGATACACAATTCCGTTATCTGTAACGGTTATTTCTCTATCAACTCTTTGCTTTAAAACTTTCCAATCAAATCCAAATGTCATCTGAAAATGAGGAGCGTCTTTAAACCTTTTCCAATCACCACCCCATTCCCAGCCTCTCGATTTGAATAGGTTTGTAACTTCCATCCAATCAGCTTTTGAGTCCTTGTCAAAGTCTCTGATCATAGACCAACTTGCTTCTTCAAATTTTCCATCTCCATTGTTGTCATATAGCAAAACGATGTCAAAAGCCAATCCATAATTATGAATAGACTGCCAACCCTTAGCGTTGGTCACTTTTGGTCTTTTATTAAAAAGAGCATCTTGTTCTTCCGGTGCTCTGTAAACATAGGCTAGTCTAAGTCTAGCTCCTTTTCCAAGTAAGTTATTGGCGTCGATGTAATCTTTCATCAGTTGTTCTCTGATTCTTGGATGCGCCTTTTTTATTCTTTCTATTGATAATTGATCCATAATTAACGAATAAATAGTTTTAGTAAAGCAGTTATTAATCCTCCGGACAATAAGACTATAGCTGTAGCTAGTTGCTTAAAGTACAAATCGTATTTTATAGACTTTACTTCTAACTCAAAAACCTTTTGCTTTAAGATTTTGTTTTCCTGAACGATTCCATTATTGCCATTCATATCGCTACCAATAACTGCTGTTTTGATAGCTTTTATATCATCTGAAAAACCTTCGATTTGTTCTTTCAATTCTCCGTAGTGGCGTTCTGTTTTTTCTTCTCCGTATTCAAGGGCTAGAACCCTATCTTCAATACTAGCCGGCTTATTCTGTTGTGTTCTCATTCTTTTTCTGAATTCTGTATATAGCATAGGCTGTTCCACCCATAAATCCTAAAAAAACAAATTCAAGAACCTTAAAATCCTTGAATATAGTTGGCAAAAAAGCATAAATAGCAGCCACCCAAAAAGAAGAGAAGGAAGCTAGTCTTTTATGACTAAACCTTCCATTTACCATCAAAGTGTCTTCTATTAACTTTTTCATCGTCCTTGTCCTCTATATGGTTTAACGTATTTTTTACTTGTCTTTGACGAACTCATTTTCGTTTTGGCCGCCTTTCCTTTTTTCTTCTCCGTAGCAATGTAAGTGCTGTCTTGTTGCTTTAGTTTTGCCATTACCAAAGAGCGTAATATTTTGCAGAAACAGAAGTTCCTGCTGCATTCACCTTAATGATTTGAAAAGGAAGAATTCCTCCCAATACGTCAGACAGATCGACAGCATCATTTCCTGGAGTTACAACACTTAAAGATGCAGATGTTCCGATTGTCAGGTCAATATATAATCCACACCCTTGATTTTGAAGTCCTGTAATTGGAGATTGTTGGTATATCTCGTAAGAGTCTCCATTCACAACGCCTCCAGCGGAACTTAAAGACAAAGTATTTTCGTCTATTACCTCGGTGATGTAAACTCCGACGTTTGTATCATAAAAATACACAACATCTCCTACGTTTACCTTGTACTCTACATTTCCTTGGTCGTTAGTTACGATAAACTCAGCAGATGAATCTACCAAAATTGTACCTGATGTATCATCTGTTACTGTTCCGGATGCTAACAGATTTGGCAACGGAATGTTGCAGTCATCTGAAGGAATTACTTTCAAAACTCTTGTTGGGAATTGTTTTATGTTTGACATTTTTTTTAGTTATTTGTTGTTTTGTAAAATACTTTGTTCACTAATAGCTTGGGATCATTTAAAGCTTCTTGTCTTTTAGAACATCCACAATCTTCTACCCCAACTACTTTGGTTACTTTTTTAACCAATCTTTTTACTCCGGTGGCAGCAGTAACTTTAGCTACTGTATCGCCAAATCCTCTTGATCTTGATAACATCTTTTGCTATATTTTAGAAACCCTTTTACCCATACCAACTCTTGACTTCTCAGCTTTCTTTGAAGCCAATTTAGATTTACTTATCTCTGATACGGTCTTAGGAGTTTTGGATGAAACTTTTACTTTTGGTCTGCAATATTCATTCTTGCCACCGGCGCCACACGGCTTACCAGTTCTTGTATCAGTCCACTTCTCTTTCTCCCATCTCTTCAAAGAAGTTCCTTCCTCAGACTTTCTTACTGATCCGGAACTCTTTCGGCATTTAGCAATAGCTTGAGAAGCTCTCGCTGATGGGAAAACTTTATATTGTGCTTTTACTTTTTTATAGCAAGAATCTTTCATTTCTTTCTAACAGTGTTTGTTTTTGGATTGTACTTAAAGTTCTCCGGGGATAAGCCTGATTTTTTAGAAGCTCTGTCTTTAGCTCTCTCTTCAGCAGTCATCATGTTTCTCATCATTCCGGTAGAGGTATACGACTTTCCATCTTTTGTGAGATGTCCTCTCTTTTTAAGTATCGCAATAGCTAATGACTTACTTCCTACTTGAGCAGAAAGCCTATCAATAAGCTGTCCTTTTCCCATGAATTTTTGAGTTGCCATGACTAATACTTTCCTCTTCTACTTTTTGGGCTAGAAGCAGTTGAACCTCCGGAGCCGGCCCAAAGATTCTTACAAGCCCAGTATCTCGCACTGAGCTTATCATTTGCTTCAGAACACTTGTGACGAGCCTTAAAACTTTTTCTAGCAGCGTCCGAATAATTATGACCGTAACCCTTGGCGCCAAAGTGGATAAGTTTCTCTTGTCCATTAGCGCAAGCTTTTACCATCTTCTTCTTACCGGCTCTATCAGAAGGAACCGGACGATTGCATTTCATTTTAGACTTGTCTGCCATAACTTTAATTTCTAAAAGCTCTTGTTTTGTGTCCCGGATCTTGAGCCACCACAGTTTCCTCGGCAGCAGTCTCTTGAACTACAGTCTCTTCAACTATAGTTTCTTCGATTTCTTTTTTCTTTGCCATCTTAGTAAGGTTTTTTAGTTTTGATACCCTTAGCCGAAGCCATTACTTTTTTAGCGACTGGTTTTGACGCAGAACCTTTTTTCATTGTTCCGCAACTTGATTTTGCTTTCATTACTTTTTCTTTTTTTGGTTTTTCATTGCCGCTTGAGCGTTCATAGCATAATGCTTTCTCGCGCCGGCCTTTAATTTCGGATTGCTTGCCTCTTTGATATCGAAGGCAGTCTTTTTGGTTACTTTTTTCATTTTAAAAACTTTTTAATTTTGATAATCCTTTCAGCTTATTGTACCCAACAGAAGAAGATTTTGCTGATGCTTGTCTTTTCCCTGACAATATCTTTTGAGACTCTACTCTCTTTTTCGCTTTTTCTTTATACTTAGTCTTGATACCGGATAAAGTTTCCGGTAAACTAGTAGGAGCTAATGGTATATCCAATCTATTCATCACGAATTATCTTTTAAGCATTCACCTTTGTTTGTCTGTCCGGTAGTGCAAGATCCTTTAGACTTTCCACGCTTATTTGCTTTGTCAGTCTCAAGACCAGGTAGTGCGGCATCCGGTTTTTTCTTATCCCTTTCTTGTTGAGCTCTCACTTGCTCTCTTGTCATGCCTTTTGCAGCGGCGTTCCTGTTTAGGATAGAATCTTTCTTTCTAGTTATCTCTTCTCTTTTGAGTCTTGCCGCTTCTCTCTGCTCAGGTGTAACCCTTCCAGGAATTTGAGCCTTCTTAACGCTGTCTCTCGAAACTGCGTATTTTGGAGTAGGACTCGTTGCTAATGGAGTGTCAGGTCTTTTCATGATAATCTCTTATTAAAAACCTCTTAAAGAGTCTTTTCCTTTTTTCAAAGCTTTTTCTGCATCTTTTTTAAGAGCAGCTTTTCTTGCTTCAAATTTAGATGTTGATAATTGAGAGTCTGGAGTTGCGGCCAGAGGAGTATCCGGTCTATTGTGCTTCAACTTGGACTTTCCTCCTGATAAGAACCTTTCTTCTCTGGTATTCATTCTTTGCTCAACTCTCTTTGCTCTCTCAGGATTTGTCTTAGAAATTCTGTCAAGTCTTTTTTGTTGTCTTTGATCTGGCACAACTATTTTGTTTTTTTAGTTTTTGGAGCTGGAGTTGGAGCTAACGGAGTGTCAGGTCTTTTCGTTGGTATCAAATATGAATTAGGCCCTTTGAAAACAGGTCTCATATTCTTCATTTCCATAGCATCTTTTAAGTTCTGCTCTTGCTTGGTTAATTTCTTCTTTGAATCCGGCATAACTATGTCATTTAAAAATTAATAACTTTGTAGCAAATATAATTAAATTTTTTTAAATGAAAGCGAACACCCCTGATTACCTAAAATACTGGAGAATCATACGCCAGTACATGAAAGTTAAACACGGAGTATCTCAAGCAGATTTAGATATGCTGCTATTCCTCCACTCCGAAAAATACTTTAGCGGCGCGAAGTTCGCCGAGTTCGAAGCAGTGCTACCTTGGGACAAGTTTAGACTTGCAAGGCTCAAACAAAATGGATGGATAGAAATCTTCAAAGGAAGAAGAGAGAAGGGAAAAGTGGTTTATAAGCTATCCCACAAAGCTGTTTTGATGATTAGAGACATCTACAGAAAGCTCGGCGGAGAAGAAATCCCCACCGGCACTCTGCATAATAAGATGTTCAAGAAGAATGTGTCCTACACCGACAAGGTTTATAGGCACATGATTTTGAAGATGAATGAGGCTATAAGACAACAACGACGTCAGACTCCCGAATAATGGTCATAGGCTGTTCGTTTATGATCATCGTAAACGAATGGCTTTTGTCATAGTAAATTTCGTCATCGGCCTTTATCGCAGCAACCTCTGTTCCGGAAGCCACTACTACGCCTTTTTTATACCTGAAGTTGTTCGCGTCGTCAGCGGATAACAATAACCCTGACTGCGTTTTTATCTCCTGCTCTACTGTCTTGATAACAATATATTTTCCGATGGGTGTCATAATGTTTGAATGAATATTGGAGCGCCGACACCGACATACATCGCGTCTAGCTCGTTATAAAAATGCTCAACTGCCTCCTCGTGACTGAAGCCACTTTGTTGTAGTATCTCGATGCACTTGTCGATGGAGTAGACAAGATTGCTCCTGCTACTCACACCGATAATTGCCTGGTCGAATCCGGCCACTTTGTTGTAGCCTTCATTTGGGAATTGGTCTAATATTTTATTAAGAATGCTCATACGTTCTCGCCATTGTAACGATAGCATTTGTGCTCAAGATTGTAACGGCCACACTTATCGCGTTTTGTAAAGCGCTTCGCGTCACCTTCACCGGATCAATCACCCCCATCTTGATGAGGTCTCCCATCTCTCCGGTTTTTAGATTGTACCCATACCCCGGTGCAACACCCTCCGGATACACGTCGCTAGCCTTTAGGCCGGCATTGTCAAGTATTTGAAGGAACGGCTCCATAAGCGCATGCTTTACAATGTCGATAGCAAGGTTGTACTCATCCGATTTTGACTCGTCTTGTGAAAGTTTTAAAGCCTCCTCAAGCAAAGTCTTACCTGCACCCGGTAGAATACCCTCCTCAAGCGCGCTTCTAACAGCACACACCGCGTCATCCACACGGTCATAAAGCTCTTTTTGCTCCAGGTCAGTATGCCCACCAACAAAAATTACCCCTATACCACCAGTAAGCGAGGCAATTCGCTCCAAAATGAAGTCCTTGTCCGCTTTTCTCACCGCATTTTTGTGTGCTACCCACAATTGCTCAACCCTCTCCTTCACCTCTGCCTCATCTGCTCGCGCGTCAGACTTGATAATGATGGTTTTGTCCTTGCTCACGATGACTTTTGCCGCGTGTCCAAGGTCTCCGAAGTTGATAAGGCTCAAATCGTCACCGGTCTTTTCACTGAAGTAGGTCGCACCCACGCTAATAGCGATGTCATGCATCAGCTCGTGCTGCTTATACCCGAATCCCGGTGGCGCAACAGCGCAAACCTTTAAGTTTCCTTTTACAGCATTGGCCGCCAAGGTATTTACAACGTTAGTATTGCATGGAGAAATGATTAAAAGCTTTTTACCCTCACTGATAATTGGCTTTAACACGCTCTCAATTTGCAAAATATTTGCTATCTCCACATCAGCTACCAACACCATCACATCGTCCATAACACATTCGTCCTTTTTTTGGTCGTTGATGAACATAGAGCTTAAATACCCTCTGTCAAATTTTAAACCTTGAGTGGTCTCAGCATACGTCTCGTCGGTCTGACTCTTCTCCACCGTTACGATACCATTTTTACCAACGTCTTTGTATACCTCAGCAATGATTCGCCCGGTCTCTCTGTCGTTGTTTGCCGAGATTGTCGCCACGTCGCTTATCATCGAAGCAGTAACTTTTTTGGCGCGCTTTTTTAAGTTGTCCACCACCTTGTCGCTTATCTCCACCATGCTGCGAAGCACCTCGGTACGATTAGTCTCAGGAGTGATCTTGTCAGCACCACGCAATACCAATGCCTCAGTGAGTACAATGGCCGTAGTAGTACCATCACCGGCACTTGTCGCCGTTCTATCGGCAGCCTCTTTCATCATTCGAACCGCAAGGTTCTCAGACGCGTCAAAAAGATTGATTGATTTTGCTACAGTAACACCATCTTTGGTCACTGTGATACCATGAGTATGGTCAGGAGATTCAATAAGAACTGTGTTTCCGGAAGGCCCAAGAGTGCTCTTTACAGCTTTGGATAGCTTTACGACACCACTTACAAGTTTTTTCCTTCCATCTTCCCCGAAATGTAAATCTTTTGGAGAGTAACCATTTTCTATCATTGGATTGAATTTAAAATTGATAGGCAAATATAACTAAAATTTTGATTAAGCCAAATAAAAAAGATTTCCGTGTCGATTGTCGATTTTTGGTCTTTCTATATATATATATATATTTCCCTTTCTTTATTATTTTTTATTAATACAGTTTCCTTTTTTTTTCGACATTTTCGACATAAAAGAAATAATATATTAATAATCAATTAGTTACAAAAATAAAAACGACAGAAAAACGTCGTAAAATCTATCCTAATATGTCGATTATATAAAAAAAAGAAGGGAACTAAGCCCTTCTCATTTTTTTGGTGTGTCAATTTTAGCGACCACACCCACCTTCATTCATGTCAGAGATTGCTTCACCGATCATAAATGCCTCACTCATTGTGGCTATTTTCTCAGCTTTTTTCATGGCTTTTTTTACCTCGATAGCTTGAGAAATACCAGTTTGACCATCAGGGCGATTATTGACTAACCGACCTCCACGTACACTAAGTCCGCTGTACTTAGCTTGAGAATATAAACTTTTTTTCATGCTCAAATATAAGTATTATTTGGGTAATATACCCATTTCGCGTAAAGCCCCCCGATCCGGAAACCGATTTTTTTTCGCCCTACCCCTTGCCAAATCAGAAAATACTTATAGATTTTTTTGGCTTTTCCCTTCCCTTCTGCTTGTGGCTTTACTCCTACAAATTCACTTTGTTGCCCTACTTACTTTGTGTTTCAAAGTACTTTGTGCATAGAATTTTGGCCCTTGGTTTTGTAGCCGGATCCCTACATTTCGGAGTGAATTTTATATATATCAATTTAGCAAATATATACGTTTACTTTGCCGTTCAAAGTACTTTGTATCCCCTTTTTTAGAATAGTAATGTAAAATTCCTACAACTTTCTATTCTCATAACTTACTGAATATCAATACTTTACAAAAAACTTTAAAAAAAAACATCATTTTTATCTAAAAAAATTTGCATTGCCACAAAATAACACTAATTTGGCACCGTCTTAATGAGGCAAACAAAATTTTTTATTAATATATAAATACATGCAATTATGAGCGCAAAAACACAAACACAAGCAAAAAAAACATTAACCGACAGACAAAACGAGTTAATTAACAAAACCGACAAATCAACATTTGACTTTGTAAAATTGGCAAACGTTACCGACAAAATCGAAAACAAAACGGCTTCAAAGGTTTATAAAAATTGTACTGCTAATGCCTATGCAAAAAGTATTTTAGGCACAAGCAAAATGCCTTCTTTCAAGCAGTTTGTTGAAAAATTACCTATTAAAGATACTTATTCTAATTGGGATGGTTACAAATGTTTAGCAAAATTTAACGTAAAAAATGAGACTGCTAAAAAAGTAGCTCGACAAAACAAAAAAGAAGCCACTAAATAGACGCAAAGGTTTTCGGTTACCCTTAAACCGTACTTACTCAACTGTAAAGGTTTGACGTACCGAGTAAGCTTATTCTTACATTTTTTGTAAGTAACTAATTTACAGAATGTTTTTATCGTCCCGCGCTTATGCCTATTAATTTGCGAAATGCAAAGGGCTTAAGATTTGCGAAATGCAAAGGGATTTTAAAAATCGTACTTTGACATATTGTAAAAAAATGCACTAATCAAAATTGGCAAATTTGGTTATAAATGTACTATTTAAAGGTATAGTATAGACGTGATTTTTTGTGTATTTTTTATTCATAGGGTTGCACGAGGCAAAAGTATAAAGACTCGCCTAAACTAAGTTAATGACTTAATGATGCAACACACAAGGGAACTAAGAACGTATTACGTTTAGTAGTGGGCGTCCTTTGTAGTAAAAAAAGTCAAACGTTGAACGGGACATAAAATAAAAGATTGCCTATTTAGTAGGCACAAATATATACTAACTAAGCCATGTCATTCGATGTGGCTTTTTTATTTAATTATAAGGTGGACAAAATGCATAGCTTGTGGACAAGAGACCTATCAATAGGTTATAAGGTTCGATTCCTTACTATGTTCTAATTTAAAAAGCAATAAAATGAACTTACAAAACTTAAAACCGATTAGCTATTACGAAAATCAAATCAATATGTTGCTTGAGCAAATCAAGGCAACGAATGGATTTTTGAGTAAGGCAACGAATGATGTTCAAAAAGAATTTGGAAATAAAATGAATGAACTTCACTCTAAAGAAATCTATCACTATCGCGAAATAGTAATGCACCTGAGAAGTATAAACAAATTAATAGGACCATTATTAAACTAAATTAATAGATATGAGAGTAAAAGACTTAAGAGTAGGTAATGCCATACTTCGTAAAATGGCAAAAGAAAATGGTTTTGATATCGAAAACGTATATTTAAACCAATACTATGGATATGTACATACGGTAGATGTAAACAAACCCGATGCTGACTTTTGTGAAACTGAATACAAAGGTTCAAAATACAGAGTAGAATATATGTTAGGTTGCTTTAATCCATTTATAGTAAAAATATGAAAGCAGTTTTTATTTCCTTAATGCTATTAATTATAGCGATGATTATCATTCCGGTAGGTGGAATGAGTGAGTCAAATCCAAACAAAGATTTCTATATCTATGGTTTTTTAACATGCGAGATTCTATGCATAGCTTCTATGCTTAGATTTTTTATCAACTCTAAAAAGCAATAAAATGAGACCACGTATCAAACACAAAGTGGACGTTCAAGCAGTTATCAACGACATCGAGCGTCGAGTAAAAGTCTATTCAGAATGCATTAAAGACCTAATGCAGTCAGAAGGAATCGAGTACCAACAAGCTAAACAATTAATTAGTTCACGTACTGTGAACACAATACTATTTAAGTAATGAGTTACTATGTTAGAATGCAAATCGATAACTATATATTGGATAGATATGGTTTTGAGGCATGGATACATGCAACGGTAGAAGAAGGTAAAGAGGTCTTTTATGCCAAACTATTCAAAGGAGAATACGATGAATGTGAGGTTAGTGTGGATGATAAATTCCCAACATTCACAGAAGCAAACAACTTTTTAGAAAGTAAAGTAAAAGAGATTGTTGTGCCTTATATCGACTATGTAAGAGTCAGAGGTAATTGGGCAAAAGAAGATTTACAAACAATAGAAAACGATTTTAAATTATGAAACCAACATTAGAAGAAGTTAAAGCATACTTTAAAAATGCTAAAGAAGTAAAATGTTTGAGTGAAAATAGAGTTTTTAAATTAAAAGAAAACTATTCTATTGAAAGAGGGATTTTGACTAACAGTTATTTTGCATATAAAGGAGGTAAAGCTATAATTGATTTATGGGACGACCAAAAAGGCTACGCCGAAATTATATCCTATAAGGAGTTCACTGTCTCAAAAGAGTTCATTCTCGAGGCACATTCAGCAGCATGCTCAACGTGGAAAACCAAAATCGAAGACAAATTCCCGGACTTATTCAACGAACTAACTCCGTTCAATTGGTATAGACCTGATGGCTTTGGCAAATGTTTGCTTTACTTTACCGGTGAGTATGGTTATCGCAAATCACCATTTGGGTTCGACTACAACGGTAACTACACTGAGAAGTTAGGAGTGCACCGCGAAGATAGACACTCCAAAGCCACAGACGAAGAGGTGTTCGAGATGTTCGCAATTGAGGCCGACAAAAGAGGCTACAAGTCCAATACTAAAATTAAAAGTTTATTATTTAAAGGCACAACTGTCAGTATTAACGGAACAGAGATGAGGCTTGAAGGTAATGGCAGACGAGTACATATGGGAGGATCTACCATATTCGACAACGGAGAATGGGCAGAGATTGTACCAAAAGTAGTCGAGATGACCAAAGAGGAAATTGAACAGAAGTTAGGATTTAAAATCAAAATAGTATGAGAACAATTAAAGAATTATTAGAAGTAATGCTTAGGAACCAAGACATGTTCCCTTGTGGGTTATGCGTTTGGTCGCAAAGACTATACAACAGAGATGTAATATCTTATAATGAGTATTTGTTATTAAGAGAATACATAGACAAGAATAAACCTAAGTGGTATTCTAGTTTTGATGCATTGTCTCATTGTTTTTCACAGTATTATTGGGAGCCTGGCGATATAAAACCAAGAATCAAGTGGATTCAAAAACATATTAAACTTAATTCTTAGAAGTATGAAACAAATAACTTGGGAGGTGTGGCTATACATCTCAGTATTCGTATTCTTTTCCCTATTCTTTATGGGGACAATGCCGCGGAGTGTCACAGCATTCCCCAATTTTTTATGGTACTTCATACCATCAGTAATTAACCTGGCCGTATGTTTATTCTACGGCTTAAAAGATTCAGAGAGATGACAACAGAACAACAAAACAAAATGCTCGACAAATTTATAGGAAGTGAAGGGCAGTGGGAGTCCTACAAAAACTCTTACGGAGAAGAATGTTGGGGTAAATACAAGCCAAACTATCATCACTCGGATTGGAATGAATTGATGCGTGTGGTGGAGAAAATAAACACAATTGAACGTTTTGAAGTGGTTATTATAAGCGAACATTGCCATATAACAGATCAATTAGGGGAATTAACACTGTCTCTTCAATGTCCAAGCACAAAAATAGCAGTCTACAAAGCGTGTTGCGAATTTATAAAATGGTACAACGATGAGAACAGAGATAACTGACATCCAAAAGTGGCTGAGAGTTTACCATAACCCGACATGTGAGTCAGCCTTTAAAAAAGCAGAGAGAGAACTCAAAAAAGTTCACGACAAATACGGAACAGTAGACGTAAGTATAATCAAACAGCTAATATCATGAGTGAATTAAAAGAACAAATAGAGAAAGAACTCAAATTCCTAAAGAAAGGAATTGTAAAGACTCCCGAGTCTCTCAGAGAACTTGAGATTTTTGCCAAAGCTAACAACGGTACATCAGACGTGGTACTAATGCACATGTCTATGAACTACGGATACAAACTTGCATTAGAGAAACTTAAACAGCAAATATCATGAGATTATCAGAATTACGCACTATCTATGATTGTGCAGAAGACAATCAAGAGGCACGCAACATCGTAGCCTCTATCGGTCAAAGACTCGTTTCACTAACAGAGATTGAGGACAGAGACTTCTTCGAGTACGATGGACTGTATTTTTCAAGCGAAGAGTATGTTATAACTCACGACGATGGCGTTCATCATATCGATGACACATTTTATTGCGAAGGGTACGATGCATACTTCCCGGACCAAGTTAGCAGTGTCACGGTAAATAGAGGCAGCGACCAATGGACTTGTTCGAAGGCTTATGTATTGTATGGATGCAATATATCACTATGGTATTACGATGGAGAATACTATGATTGGGACGCATTGGATTACCGCGACCTTGTTGTGACTGAAGACACTAATGAGGTTATGTGCAGAGATGATGCCTACTACCACGAAGGGTACGGTTGGTGCAGTGAGCCTGACGACAACGAGACATACGTTAGAGACTACCACTCTGGCTCACACCATCTTAAGATGTTCGACCACAAATCACCATACAAAATTGGATTTGAGATTGAGAAGGAAGACCAAGAGGTTAAAGAGTCTATCGAGATTGACGACTTCGAGGAAGCTACCGACAACATTTGGCGTAAAGAGAGAGATGGCAGTCTCGATGATGTGTCCGGATTTGAGGTAATCAGTCCGACATTCGAGTTTAATATCCCAAAAATATTCAAACTCATCGAGTCCAATGACATTCTTGTAGAGCATATCAATGCCAATACAGAGCTGACTTGTGGTGGTCACATCCACTTATCAGAGGATGGTCTCAGTGGTCAAGAGATGTTTGACAAAATCAAAGGCTATACTCCTTTGTTGTATGCCTTGTACTACGGTAGAGTAGACAAGCACTACTGCCGAGGCAAGAAGAACGACGAAATTAAAGGTGATGGTAATAAGTATCAAGCTATTAGAATACTCAGCGACCGTATCGAGTTTCGTATCATCAGTGCAGTGCGCAACGTTAAGACACTCAAGTGGCGTGCCAAGCTAATCGATATGATGCTAAAGTATCCTACCGATGACGTGGCTAAAGCCTACTACTACGTTGATACAAAGTTCACCCGACTATTGTCTGAGGTTTACTCAGCCGATAAGTTGGTGGAAGTAAAGAAAAGATTTGTGGAATTCACTAAAAGATTTGAAGATTTAGATATTTAAAAAATAACAATTTAAAAAAATAAAAACATGTGCATCGCAATATTAAATACCAAGAAAGCAGGTAAGTTACCAAAATCATACATCAAAAACTCATGGGAAAACAACGACATGGGCGCCGGACTATTATGGACAGAGAAAGGTAAGCTAAATACCTTCAAGACTTACGAATACGACGAGTTTGAGAAGAAGTATTATTCAATCAGAAGAAAGAAGGAGACCGGTAATATTGTCCTTCACTTCCGTATCGCCACAAGTGGCTTTGACAAATACATAAACCTTCATCCGTTCCTTGTCAATGATGACTTAGGTTTTGTTCACAACGGAGTATTGTACGGACTCGGCAACAAAAAGTACTCAGACACTTACGAGTTCAATGAGATGCTCAAGACATTCAAACACGACTTCTTATCTTGTAAGATGACGAGAATGCTTATCGAACAATACATCGACTACAGCAAACTAATCTTCCTTGCTGCCGATGACAAATACACCATCATCAACGAAAAGAAAGGGCATTGGGCCGGTAACAATTGGTACTCGAATGACTCATACAAACAAGTCAATTCATTCAAATACTACGGTAACCAAAAGGTATTCACACCCGGATACCTTGACAAATTCGAACAGGACTTGTTTGAGGATACACCATCTTACAAACAAGAGGTCAGCGCCGACGACGAGTGGGAAATGTACGAGTACATCTGTGATGTATACGGAGAAGATCCAGACGATCCGGGGACATGGGACACTATTGAATACTACATGTCGCTCAATAACACGTTTACTATTCCTGAGTTGTATAACATTTTAACTGAAGACTATGCAAGAAGCTAGCAAGTTCTACGAGTGGATGCTCAAAATAAAGAGTATCCACTTGGCCAACAACACCAAAATGAGTGAGGCCTACGAGAAGATTATTAAAAACGAAAAAGAAACAAAAGTACCTAACAATGAGAGAGTATTTGATTTGCTATCTAGCGGAGCGCAATGACGTATGCGCAGACCTTGAGACCATAGTCGAGGCATCAAACATCAAAGAAGCCTTAGACGATTTCCTTAGTAATAACATTGTAAAACGAGTAACAAGTATCCAAGAAGAAAATGAATGACATTCAAACACAAATACTACAGGACTTAAAGGATAAGTTCTGTAGTCTTTCGCAAAGCGAACTATCATCGGGCGGATTGATCGACGTGAGTTCAATCATTCAAAAAGCCAACGAAGACATCATTGCTAAAGAGTCAATAGTAGAAGCCACAAAGGCATTTACAAGACTTATGCAAGAAGACATCAGAAGACACGTCTTTATGATACAAAAAGACATTGAGGCACTTGGACTGTCTATCTCAATAAGTCAAGTAGGCGATTATATTGATATAAAAGCAGGCCCGATATACGGAATAAGAATACGGTATAATCATTCTACATATAAAAATGTTACCTTTGATAATTGTTCAAGGTCTTATCCGGTGGAGTATAAAATAACCCTTAAATCAGACTACCTTTATGACCTCAACTTCAAAGGAAACGATGAAGGCTTTAAAGAGTTGGTATCCAACGAAAGATTTAAACTAAAATTAAGAGAGCTATATGAACTTCTACAGAATAAAAACGACAGCGTATAAAGAAGAGGACTTCTTTTTACTGACAGACATACCGGAAGAAGACATCGTTGAGGTGATCTATCCAATTGTCAAAGAAGAACGCGATGGAGGTTATGAATACGACAATGAAATGCTATTCAAAGAACTAAAGAAACAATACCCGGACAACAACATATCAATGGTCGATGAGCCAATTGAAATAGTATTTTAGATGTGGGTGAATATTGCAATCCTTACTTGTCGGTAATGTAGGCCGCTGTAATGCTTATGGTTAATACGCTTCTTCACCCTTAATTATCATCTCTCATGGAGTGAAATTACAGCAAGACTGACTGACCGGAAAGCCGGTCAATGTCCTCATAACTCAGTTGGTTAGAGTAACGGTCTCATAAACCGTAAGTCGCAGGTTCGAGCCCTGCTGGGGACACTAATCTTTAAATCAAATCAAAATGAAACAATTATTTATTGCACTTATGACTACATCATTGTGTTTCTCACAATGGACAAACAAAACCATCAATAGTGATTTTGATGGTACATTCAAAAAATCCTACACAGAGACTAATAACAGAGGTTTTTTGGCAATGGAGCAAGGTATTTCATCAGATATGCCTTTGCTTTATCTATGCGGAAGTTATTTCTGTGACGACTCAGCAAATATCGATTTGGTATTTACGGTATCCGGGGAGTCTAAGAGATATAATCTCAGAGCCTCTAAATCAAGGGATAGCAAGTACTATTTCTTTAGCGACGACATTTGGACTGATGAGTTTATAAACGACTTTAAAACAGCCTCAAAATGCCTTATAAGAGTTAATCAAGAATATTGCCAAGCAGACTACTACTCATTTAGCATGAGCGGATCCACATCAGCACTTAATTTTTTAAAAAGATAAACGACTAAAACAATTTGAGTTATGATAAACGAAATTGAAGTAGTTGATTACGAAATAGTGTCAGCTAAGAATAGCGGCTGCTTCCCTAAAGGTCATGAGCCATGGAACAAAGGACTAAAAGGTATTCATCTTAGTCCTTCTTCAGAATTTAAGAAGGGTGAAAAGGTGATGGATAAGCACCCGAGTTGGAAAGGTGGTGTTCAAATATTCACTAAAGACTGCGCTTATGTATCCGTAGCACCAAACAAAAGAGTGAGAAGGCCTCGTAAAGTGTACGAGGAAACTGTTGGTCCGATACCTCCTGGGTGGGTTTTATTTCATATAGATGGAGATAGGTTTAACGATGACATTGACAACTTGATAGCCATACCAAGAGCTATACTTGTAGAGGTGAATGCGGGCCGGATAGGCTCGAACTATCATCAACTGAAAATCGCGGTAGAACTTTTTAATCAAAAACAAAATGGACTTACGAATTGAACACATTTTTAGAGAAGAAATGAAAGGAGATACATCTTTTCAAGAAAAAGAAACTGGGTTAAGTTTGCTTTTCGGAACAAACAAATACTCTAAACAAGAAATGAGAGAAACTTGGGATAGAGGTATTAAACACGGAATAGAAATAGGATTGCGAAAAGCAAGTTTAGAAGGGCAAAGGATTGAACTTAATCACAATACTCCAGAAGGAAAACATAAGGAGTTTCTTGAAAAGTTTTATCAATTGGCTGATGAATATAAATGTGCTGTTCAATATCATCCCGAAGTTGGAATGGTTGTAGTGGCTCGTCAAAATGGCTTATAACGGTTCGCAGCCTTGCGTTAGTGCGGGCTTAAAATGCACTACACTTTGTTAAACCAAAAATGCTTAATTATGGCACAAAAGAAGAATAAACCACAAACCCCCGCATTACGCAAGACTGCTGTTAGTGGCAGTTTTATGTGCGCTCATGGTGCGGAAAACAAATGCAATGAACAATGCTTTACTTGTTCAGAAGATGAAAAGTGTGATGTAAAATACAGCTACAAAGCTACTATGATACATTATTTTCAATTTACAGAATGGATTGCTGAAAGGTACAATTATATTGGTGGTGAGTGGTGTTGCTGGTGTGCGAAACAATATGATATTAAAGATACAGAACGCTACAAGAATACTGGTGAATTATGGGCGTATTGGTGGGAAAATTGCCACTAACGTTTTGCAAATAGGCAATCGTTTTAATGTTGCTTATTTGCTGTTATGTTTAGTTAAAAATTACGGATTATGAAGGTAATAATTGCAGGTGGAAGAACATTTAATGATTACGATTTGCTTTGCCAAAATTGTGACAAGACATTGAGTTTGCAAAATGAAATTGAAATAGTAAGCGGAACTGCAAATGGAGCAGATAAACTTGGCGAGAAGTATGCAAACGAAAAGGGATACCCAATAAAGCAATTCCCTGCCGATTGGGATAAATATGGTAAAAGTGCAGGATACAAACGGAATGAAGAAATGGCTAAATACGCAGATGCTTTAATTGCTTTTTGGGATGGTAAAAGTAAAGGCACTAAGCACATGATTGATTTGGCAAAGCGTTATGAATTAAAGGTGAAGGTAGTAATTTTTAATTGAAGCTAACGTTTCGCAACTACACGTCTGTTGCGTAAAAACACAAAACCATCTTTCAGTTTAACACGGAATTGAAAGGTACAAAACAATCATTAAATTAATCACAAATGTAGCAATAGCGTGTAATTGCTGTTATAAGCTGTTTTTTTATGGACACTAAATTAAAATTCGTAAGATTAAAACAATACAATGAAGTTATAATATTTCCTTGTGTTATAGAACATTCAAAGTTTAAACACCTAAACCCTATTTCTGCTGGATTTTGTTATGTTTTAGCTGATGAGCAAAAAGTTTCTTGTTTTGGAGAAAGTTACTCTTTAGGTTTGAAAGCAGACCAAACTCAAGACACAATAGAAGCTACTAAACAACTTTTCGGAATAGACGCTATGTTAAACGTTATGCGTTAAAATAGCTTATAACGCCCGCAGCTTGCTCGTCGTTGCGTTATTCAAACACTAAAACAATAAAAAATTAATAACTTTTAAATTTAAAAATTATGTTTACAAAAAATAAATTACTTAGCAATGCGTGCAAACTGCTGTTAGTAGTGATTGCTTTAACTTCTTGCGAACCTATGGTAGATAAGAATTTTAAAAGCTCAAAATTAGAATTAAGGCAATTAGTTCAAGAAACTGAAACAAAAAAATCGGCTTATGCATCTTATTTTTTAATTGCTGGAAGTTACGGACAAAGCGAAGAAAAAAATACAACTGTTAAAGTTTTTGCTAAAGTAGAAAACCGTTTCAGACTAATTGAAATGCCGATTGATGAAGTTAGAATAGCTATTGACAATAAATTAAAATCTCCTAATATTGAAATAGAATACATAAATGAAAAAAAGTATGGAGACGAAGAATTAGTTAGTAAAAAATGGGTTGACAAAGTTTATATCATAAATTGCCCTGAACAATTTCTTCCTGAAAAACTTTTACCGATTGGGCTTTAGAATCACTACTAACTTGCAGATAGTCGCTATTTTATCACGCATACCTACCCAAAATCAATAATAGATTATGAAAGATTATTTTGAATTAGAATGCCTAATAGAGAATTGGGCCAAAGAGAAAGGAATACTTGACAAAGCCACTCCTTTGAAACAAGCTATGAAGACTCAAGAAGAAGTGACTGAGCTTTGTAATGCTATAATTGACGACAATAGAGACGAAATAAAAGACGCTATTGGAGACATAGTAGTAACACTTATTATTCAAGCTAAAATGCAAGGAATGACGATAGAGGAATGTCTCAACGCAGCATACGATGTTATTAGTAAACGCACCGGCCAAATGATAAATGGACAATTCGTTAAAGACCAATGAAATCATTGAAACAGATATCGCTAGATCATGGAATTGCTAAGTCAACTCTATCTAATAGGATATACAGTATGAATATTAAGCCGGCAACAAAAGATGGTTGCTTCTTGTATAGTAAAGAGCAAGAGGAAATGATAACCAAGCCGGTGTTAGTGAAAAGCTCTTCAGCCAAACTTATAAGAGAGTTCGCGATGAGCCACACTTATTTGTCGGCTGAAGAAATAGCAAACTGTTTAGCGATAGATTTGAATTTAGTAATAAAAGCACTTAGAGAAGAATTAATATTAGAATCGAAATTAAATGGATGGAATAGTTAAAAGAGTCAAGGATAAGTTTGACTCAAGATCAGAATTAGGTATCAAAAAATATGGTACAACACTACAAGACAATAATCTTCCAGCAATAGACTGGTTAAACCATCTACAAGAAGAACTTATGGACGCGATATTGTATTTGGAAAAGCTAAAATCTGAAGTGGAATCCAATGACAATTTAGTAGTAACAAGAGAGTCGTGGGATAAAGCTGACAAAATTACAAAGGATGGATTTGTATATGTCAGATTTAATGACCTAACTATCTGTAAATGAGAAGGTTATTTTTAAAAGTAGGAATTTGGGCAATAGTTTTTTTAATAATTTTTTTATGTTTATTTACACTATTTGTACAATAAAATTACTATATTTGTGAATCAAATTTAATCAAATGAAAAAGAAAATATTTAACCAATACTTAGCATTGGTATTGAAGATGTTCGGCATCACCATGGACGAATTGCTAACTAAATCAAAGAAGAGACAAATTGTAGATGCAAAGCAATTATTAATCTACATGTGCTACAGAAGACAGATGAGGTTAGTCACAATCAAGGAGTATCTTGGTGATGTAGGCTACGTCATAGACAACAAGAATGTACTACACAGCATAAGAGCTGTAGATAAAAAAATCGAAGAAGATAGAGATCTGCAAACTATCATCAGAGATATCGAGAATTCAGTATTCATTAATTAAATCAAATTTTTAAAATGGGACAAACAGTGTTCGAAAAATTGTCGGCTATTAACGTAAACGACAAAGTAGAAAAGAAAAACGGTCTAACTTACCTTAGTTGGATTTACGCATGGGGTGAAGTAAAGAAAGCTTTCCCGAGTGCTACCTATCAAGTTAAGGGTGATCCAACAACTCAAAAGCCATACTTCTACGATGAGAATCTTGGTTACTTAGTTATGACCGAGGTTACAATTGAAGGTCAAACCTTAGAGATGTGGCTTCCGGTTATGGATGGCGCCAATAAAGCTATGATGACAAAACCATATACCTACAAAGGTAACGCCTGGATTGGTGGTCAAAAGAAAGAAGTAGACAAAACAGTAGAGGCAGCCACTATGTTCGACATCAACAAAACTTTAATGCGATGCCTTACTAAAAACTTAGCTATGTTCGGTCTTGGACACTACATCTATGCCGGCGAGGATATTCCTGAAATAGAGTCAGCACCGGCGGCACCGGCTCAACCCGAGCCTAAAAAAGAGTTAGAGTTCTTGAAAAAAGGAACTACCGATTGGGACAATGTAAAGACATACATCGAGGCAAACAAAGCTTTAGGTTATGAGAAAATAGAGGCTCAAGTTAGCAGAAGATTTAAGTTATCTCCGGCAATCAAAAAAGAAATCAAAACTTTAATTGAATCATAATGGCACACGTAAACGAAAAAATACTTGAGTTACTCAGAGATGATAAAGAGTATTATGCCGGAGTCGGAAAAGACTTCCTATCCAATTCAGACATTGGAACATTATTAAGCAATCCGAAAGAGTTCGGTAAACCAAGGGAGGACAATAAAGCCTTTATGGAAGGCAGATACTTCCATCAGTTGTTATTAGAGCCGGAGAAAGCTAAAGATGTGCTATACGTTAGTGCTAGCACAAGAAATACCAATATCTACAAAGACTTCTGTAGAGAGCAAGGTATCGACATGTGTTTGCTTGAGTCAGAGGTTAAGGACGTGCAAAACCTTGTATCTATTATCAATGGAAACATTGCGTTCTTTGAGGTTATTCACAAGAAAGGTAACCAATACGAGGTTCCGGCAATTGGAGAAATCCAAGGCATGATGTGGAAAGGCAAGGCAGACATCATAACAGATGAGGCTGTTATTGATCTAAAGACTACATCAGACATCGAGAAGTTCAAATGGAACGCCAAGAAATACAACTATGACTCTCAGTGCTACATCTACCAAAAGTTATTCGGTAAGCCACTCGTGTTTTATGTTATCGACAAAGTAACCGGTGTATTAGGCATCTTCAAACCTACTGAGGAGTTTGTTGCTAGCGGAGAACTCAAAGTGGCTAGAGCTATCGATATGTACCAAAGATACTTCGGCCCATCACCATCAGACGATGTAGACAACTATTACGTTGACGAATTACTTTACTAAAAAAGCAGAGTCAAAGCTTAGCCTTAGAGGTTTTGGCTCTGTTAAAATAGACTAAGGCATCATTTAATATTTAGTACAATGGCACAAGACCAAGAAGAAAAAATTTTTGCAGATGGATTCGTCTTCAAAAGAAACGAGAAAGCACCCGAGTTTGTAATCGGTAGAATGAGTATCAAAGTAGATGAAGCTATCGCCTTTATCAAAGCCAATGAAAAGAGTGGCTGGGTAAACTTGCAAGTAAAACAAGCAAGAAGTGGTAACTACTACGTTGAGTTAGATACATTTGAAGCCAAGTCGAAAGACAGCGCTGTAGACAAATACATGAATGCTAAACAACAACCACAACCACCGGCTGAAGATGAAGAAGGAGATGAACTTCCGTTCTGATGCCACGAAAATAGGGAGGTTCGCCTCCCTTTTTTTACCAATTATCCATGTCGGAAATGCGGTTTTTTGTGTTTCTATTAATATATATATATAATTATATAATATTATTTTTTTTTAAATTTAATTTAATAAAGTAAAATTAACATAATCGACAAACTATTTAATAATCAATTAGTTAACAAAAAAATATCGACATAAAATCGACATAAGATGACGCACAATGTAACAATATTCAAGACAATAAAAGACACGGACACCCCATTTTACAGGGATGTAGCGATTGTTCTTGAGAGAATTAAAAACGGCACGGCCTCAACAAAGGACATCATAAAGCGAATAAGACAAGAGAAAAACAAGTCTGAGCGTAATGAGATTAAAAAAGAATTACCGGCTATATGCTTTAGTGGAACATTCAAAAAAAGATTAGACTCTGCGATAGAGCAACACTCCGGGTTAGTATGTTTGGACTTTGATGGATACACTAAGCAAAAAGATTTACTGCAAGACAAAGAGATGCTGTGTAAAAGCAAGCATGTATTCTCTGTTTTTGTATCCCCTTCCGGAAATGGTTTAAAGGTTCTTGTAAAGATACCTGCCGATCCGGAGAATCATACAAACTACTTCAATAGCCTTGAGAAGCATTTTAACAGCCCTTATTTCGACAAAACGAGCAAAAACCTATCTAGGGTATGCTACGAGTCTTATGACCCCTTAATTTACGTTAATTTCAATTCTTCTGTTTGGGATGTTATTGAGGAGCCGGAATATGTAGAGGTTAGTAAGTTCAGAGACCAACCTACTATCGCTATTACTGACGAGAACAAAATCGTAGATATCCTAATCAAGTGGTGGCAGAAGAAGTACCCTATGAATGAGGGACAAAGAAACCACAATACTTACATCTTGGCAATGGCTTTTAATGATTTCGGTATCAATAAGAGTTTGGCCGGGTACGTTCTCAACCAGTTCGCAACCGATGACTTTACGCTGAAGGAGATATCTGCTACGATAGACTCCGCGTATAGACATACAGAGAACTTCGGAACCAAGTACTATGAGGATGAGGAGCGAATAAATCAAATCAGAGCAAAGCTTAGACGTGGTGTATCAAAAAAAGAGATACGCTATCAGATGCTTGACTCCAATCTTGATAGTGACACCATCGATGCTGTTCTAAACAAAGTCGAGAGTGAGAACTCAAAGATGACGTTTTGGACTAAGAACGACAAGGGAGTTATAAAGATTGAGCACATACTCTTCAAACAGTTCCTTGAGGACTCAGGGTTTTATAAGTTCTGCCCGGAAGGTAGTAGAAACTATGTGTTTGTAAAAGTTACCAACAACCTAATCGATCACACATCGGAGAAGGAGATAAAGGACTTCGTACTAAACCACTTGATAGAGCTTGACGACTACAGTGTCTACAATTATTTCGCTGACAATACAAGGTTTTTTAAAGACGAGTTCTTAACCTTGCTTGCCACTATCGAGATATACTTTATCGCTGATACAAAGGACACAGCTTATTTGTACTACAAGAACTGCGCTGTGAAGATTACTAAAGATGGCGTACATGCTATTGACTACCTTGACCTTGGTGGTTATGTATGGAAAGACCATGTGATTGATAGGAATTTCAACATGTGCGATGTTACCGGTGACTGCGACTTTATGCAGTTCATTTGGAATATCAATGGCAGCGATGAAAGTAGAGTAAGAACCATGGAGAGTACAATAGGATTCTTGATGCATGGATATAAAAACCTATCTTTCTGTCCGGCTGTCATATTGAACGATGAGGTTATCAGTGACAACCCGGAGGGCGGTACTGGTAAGGGCATCATTATGAATGCTCTTTCTCAAATGAAGAAGCTTGTTGTTATCGATGGTAAGTCTTTCAACTTTGAGAAGTCATTCCCTTATCAGTTAGTATCTGCCGACACTCAAATACTTTGCTTTGATGACGTTAAAAAACACTTTGACTTTGAGAGATTGTTCTCTGTCATTACAGAGGGTTTAACTCTTGAGAAGAAGAATAAAGATGCTATCAAGATACCATTTGGTAAATCACCAAAGGTTGCAATTACTACCAACTATGCTATTAAGGGCGCCGGTAATTCATTTGCGAGACGTAAGTGGGAACTTGAGCTTCACCAGTACTACAACATGAACTTTACCCCTAAAGATGAGTTCGGAAGAATGATGTTTGGTGATTGGAATGATGATGATTGGTGTGAGTTCGATAACTATATGATTGGATGCTTGATGTTTTACCTGGCTAATGGTCTTGTGAAGTCTAAGTTTGTGAATCTAAAGATACGACAACTATCTGCTGAGACTTGCCACGAGTTTATTGAGTGGTGTGGTTTAGTAGACAACAACGACAAGAGTACTCCGCTACCTTCGAATGTTAGGCTCTACAAGAATGAGTTGTACAACAACTTTGTAGATGAGTATCCTGACTATGGCTCAAGAGGGAAAATGACTATAAGCAGGACTAAGTTTTACAAGTGGCTTGTAGCTTACGCTATTTACAAAGAAGGCATTATGCCGGAAGAAGACCGAGACCACATAGGAAGATGGATAATCATTAAAAAGAAACCGGATGAAAAATAGAATCAATGAGATATTCGGTGGCGACATCGACGATACTGAATCCAAGCACAATAATTCTCTTTGTAGAATTGCTTATTGCGGATACTTAAAGTACCGACTTGGGTATAGATGCAAAGAGATTTCAGATATTACAAATTTCAAAGTAGGAACTATCCGTAAAAGACTTGATAAACACAGGTCTTTTATGGCGGTTGACAAAATCTACAGATCAAAATTCAAACAAATTATGAGTCCAAAAGAAGAGGCAGAGTGCTGCCACACAATAGCTAGCTTGGTTATTCTTTTAGCAGACAAGATGGATGAACTTATGCCGGATACAAAGATGGCTAGTGATTTCAAAGAGAAAGCAAAAGAGCTTATGCCAATAGCAGAGTCAATGATGGAAGCTGCGTTTGATGTAGAAGAGGTAAAAACCTCAACATATATCAACGATCTTTCAAATAAAATCGATACGGTAATTAGAAAAAAACTTTAAGCAAGTAGTATGACTTTAAGAGAAAAATTTAGAAAAGCAGACAAGGAAAGCTTGTCTTCGGAAGATATGGCAAATAGATGTATTGCTATATGCGATGAATTATTAATTAATTTTTTAGAGTGGATGCATAACGATAGTACTCATGCTGTTGTTCCGACTGACGTTTTAAAACTATTTAAGGAAAATTATGAAAAAGAAAAATAAAGAAGAGTTAGAAAGAATCAAAGCTGAAGCTAAGCTTGTTTTTATATCGATAGTTATGTTCTTTTTGTTTGTTTTATTTTTATACATTATCATAAAATGAAAAGACAGTATATAAGGGCCTTTATTGCCTTGGTTTACTTCGTAATTATATTTTTAATCTTAATTTTTACACTATGACAAAAGAACAAAGAATCCACGTTGGTATGGTGAATTCATTCAATATTATAACCGGTAAAGCTAATATCGATCAGATTATCGACGCTGGCATCGCTGTATTCGCGCATGAACCAAACTCAGATATAGGAAAGAAGAACATTGAGTTTATGATTTACTATTTCAGAGAGCAGGAAATGTACGAGGAATGTTCAGAGCTTTCTAAATTCGTAGAAGAAACCTTCAACGAAGATGGAACTTACAAAGAGAATTTCTGCGAATGCGAGAGGCCAAAGATTGTAGAGTACACTAAAAGAGTAAAGTGTGGAACATGCAACATGAGGATAAAAGTATAATAGAGATAACCCCTGGGTTTACTTACAAGAATATGTGGGATTACTGCGAGGCCTTAAAAGAAGTCATCGATATAGAGATAGAAGTTCAAGAAGGTCGCGGAAGAAACATCATCACAAAGCAGGTTTTTAAGCACAATATTCCGGATGAGGTTAGGCAGAGAATTTACAATAGCTGCGAGTATTATAAAGGACTTTTTAAACAATCTATGAATTCAGAATCAGGTATCCAATTTAGAGATTATCAAACAAGGATAATCTATGAAGGCTCTAAGATTATTCAGCAGCATGGCTTCGTGTACTTGGCTATGGAGGTTAGAACCGGAAAGACACTGACTAGCCTTGGAATCGCATCAAAGATTTCAAGCCACAAGGTTTTGTTTTTAACAAAAAAGAAGGCTATTAGTAGTATTCAGAGGGATTACGACCTACTTAACCCTATCTATCATTTAACAGTTACTAACTACGAAAGTTTACACAAGGTAGAAGGATCTGATTGGGATTTGATAATTTGTGATGAAGCGCATTCCTGCTTTTTAGAAGATACTTTAATAGATGGTATAAAAATAAAAGACATAAAGTTGGGGAGTTTCCAAAAAAGTTTTAACTTTGCAAAAGGAATTTATGAATATAAAAAAGTATTAAATGTATTTAAAAATCCTTTAACTGAAAATTTAATAAAAATAAAATGTAATGGAAAAGAAATTGTATGCACCGAAAGCCACAAAATTTTTACAAAAAGAGGATGGGTTAAAGCAGGAGAGCTGTTATCCACAGATGAACTGCAAGTTTTGTGATAAGCCTTTAACTGATTCTCAGATTTACGAATACTTAAGAGGAAAAACTAAAGGATGTTGTTCAAGATTTTGCGGTAGTCTATATTTTTATTATGAAAAAGCTATTAGCTTACCTAAGTATAAAATAAAAAATGGAAGAAAAAGAAAATTATTCAGTGGAGTCTGTACAGTTTGTAGTTCAGAATTTGAATCTACAGTAAAAGTTCAGAAAACTTGTAGTTCAAAATGTGCAGGAAATTTATCTTCTATAAGAATGACTGAAAAAAATCCAATGCTTAATAAAGAAGTGAGAGATAAGGTTTCAGAAACATTAAAAAGAATTGGTCATAAACCAATTAAGCAAGGAGGGAATGGAAGGGGAAATACAACGGAACAGCAGTTTCTATATAATGAATTGTTAAAAATTAATAAGTCATTTGTTTGTGAGTACATATTTAAAACAAAAGATTTCAATGAAGAAAAAATATATCCAAATCATTACAAAATAGATATAGCTTCAGAAGAATTAATGATAGCAATAGAAGTAGATGGAAGAAGTCATAACAGTTTAAAAGTAAAAGAATGCGACAAGAAAAAAACAGACCTATTAATTTCGCAAGGGTGGAAAGTATTGAGGTTATCAAACTCACAGATACAGAAAGAATTAGAGAGCTGTGTCCAAGCGGTTATGTTTATGATTTAGAAATAGAAGATAATCATAACTACTTAGCAGAAAATATATTAGTTCATAACTGCGGCGCATTCCCTAAGCCAAGTAATAGAGCTGTTCAAATAAAAGACTTGATAGCCAAGACTAAGGCTAAAGTGATATTGCTTTCAGGAACGCCTACTCCGGAGTCATACTCTCAAATGTATCACCAGGTTTATGGTATACCGAACAGCCCTTTCCGAGAGTTTAAAACTTTCTACAGATTTTGTGATAAATTTGTAAATGTAAAAACCAAGATAATCAACAGTTTAAAAATGAACGACTACTCTGATGGTATGTATACCATACTTGAAGAGATGGCTCCATTCACAATAAACTATACTCAAGAAGAGGCTGGCTTTATTGCTAAAACCACTGAGGAGATTATGGAGGTTCCGCTGAAAGATTCAACCTACAAGCTTATATCTAAACTGAAGAGAGATTTAGTTGTTGAAGGCAAAGAAGAAGTGATACTTGCTGATACACCGGTAAAGTTGATGAGTAAAGTTCATCAGCTTTTTTCCGGAACCATAAAGTTCGAGAGTGGCAAATCAATGGTATTGGATACTTCAAAGGCTGAGTTTATAAAAGAGACTTTCATGGGTTGTCAGATAGGGATATTCTACAAGTTCAAAGAAGAGCTAGAAGCATTGAAGCAGGTATTTGAAGATGAACTTACTACAGATTTGGATGAGTTCAACTCGACTTATAAGAATATAGCCTTACAGATAGTGTCGGGCCGGGAGGGTATATCATTGAAGAAGGCTGACTACTTAGTCTATTATAACATTGACTTTAGCGCAACAAGTTATTGGCAGTCTAAAGATAGGATGACCACCAAAGATAGACTCGAGAATCAAATATTTTGGATTTTCTCCAAAGGAGGTATCGAGCATGAGATTTACAAAGCAGTAACAAAAAAGAAAGACTATACGCTTTCTCACTTTAAAAAAGATTTTTTATGACACTAAAAGACAAGTTTGCAAAAGCCACAAATAAAGGCAGTTATTATGTTATCCCGATTATAGAGGATGCTGAGATAATAGAGAAGATTGCTGATGAGTTCGCTATCGTGTTTGCTAAGTGGCTTAGAGAGAATGATATCCCTGAGAATGCGGAGAAGTATTTTGGTTATTCAGATTCAGATATGTTAGAAGAATTTAAAAAAGAAAAAGGATTATGACACTAAAAGAAAAGTTTTCACTAATATTAATGGAATTTTGGTCAAGTGATTGGGAAAGTAAATGCGAACAAGAAGCAGAAGATTTTGCTATTGGTTTTGCAGAGTGGCTTATTAAAAGAGAAACAAAATATTTTGAATCACTTAAAGAACTATTAGAAATCTATAAACAAGAGAAAGGATTATGAAAACAGTTCAAGAAATAAATGTAGCGATCAGTGATAATGTTGCTCTTATGAAGAGAGATGGGACGCTGCATAGAACATATAAGCTTCTTGCGAAGAAAAATAAATTTCTTCAAGAGATAATTATGTACCTTGAGACCAATCCAAAGCTTGAGTTTTTGCAGTCTGAAAGGGATAGGTTATCTAAGCTTATATCCTCTAAAGAAGAGCAGTATGATTATTGGTCAAGAAATATTTGCGATAAGTCATTGGAAGTGAAGAAAAGAAAAAGTACTTTTGATAGAGAATTGGGAATCACCAATTTAAAGAGACAACTCAAAACCATTAAATTCATATTGACATGAGAAACAAGTTAGCCGGCAAGCACCCTTCTTACGATAAGTTGGGTATGTCAGAGGAAAGAAAAAAGAAAAAGCTTGAGTACGACAAGAAGTATCAGGCTACAGAGAAGCGTAAAAAGTACAGAGCCGAACTCAATAAGGCTAATCGAGATGCCGGAACATACGGTAAAATGACAGATATAGGTAAAGATCGTAGTCATAAAAAAGATGGTTCAATGACTTTAGAAGATAAAAGTAAAAATCGTAGCAGAAACGGACAAAATAAAAAAAGCACAAAGAAATGATAAAGTGTATCTGTGTAGATGATAGAGAAAAACCAAGTCGTATACCTCAAGAAAAGTGGGTTAAAAAAGGTCAGGAGTACACTCTTGCCTTCAGTATGACTGTACATCCTCAAAAGAAATTAGCGTTTCAACTTCAAGAAATCGACCTTGATGAGAGCTGTAGTCCATATACTTGGTTTCTTGCCAGCCGATTCTCTTTCAGAGAAGAAGACTTGCCGGCGCTAATAGAGTTTATTCAAGACTGTAACAAGATCACTTTCTCAATTAACGAGTTAATGAATGTGACTAAAGTAAATGAAAGAGAGCCAAATACAAGCCAAAAAAATTAAAGAGCTGGAATCTCAGGGGTATTACGTTGTAAAGCTTGTAAAGACTTTATTTTTTAATTTATTTTTAATACATTTGTATTTGCAATCTCTCACTTGCAAAGAAAAATATTTAGTCTAATGACTAACGACAAAACCTAATAGTGTGTGAGAGCCTATTAGGTTTTTGTCATTTTATAATACTATGGAAATTTGGAGGTCTATTGATAATTACGAAGGTTATGAAATAAGTAATTTAGGGAATATTAAAAGTTTGAGTAAAAAAATAAAATGCAAAAATGGTTTTAGAATTACAAAAGAAAAAATACTAAAATTAAAAAAAACAAAAGGAGGATATTTATCTTTACAGTTAAAAAATAAAGGAAAACACTTTTTAGTTCACAGGCTTGTTGCTTTAGCTTTTATTCAAAACCCTGATAATAAACCACAAATAAATCATATCAACGGAATAAAAGATGATAATAGAGTTGATAATTTAGAATGGTGTAATCAGTCGGAGAATCAAATTCACGCTTATAAAAATAGGCTGCAAATGCCAAGTGCGCATAAAAGAGCTTTTGGAGAGAATCAAGGATGTTCAAAGCTAAAAGAAAAAGATGTTTATTTTATTTTAAAGAACTATAAAAAAGGAAGAGGTATAGAATTTGCTAAAATTTTCAATGTTTCACAAACCACAATTTTAAATATTGTTAATAAAAAAATTTGGACTCATGTTAGAATCTAAAATACAAAGAAAAAAAATAAAAGAACTTGAAAGTAAGGGTTATTATGTAATAAAACTTATTACTACAAATCGACCTGGCGTCCCTGATATTTTAGCTATACCTCCCGGCTCGGACATTCTAATGATAGAAGTTAAAGGGCCAAGCGGAAAGACATCACCATTGCAGGATTTTAGAATAAAAGAGCTGCGAGACCACGGAATAAACGTTGAAGTATATAAACCACTCTAATGAATCCGTTATCAGAAAGCGAGAATGAAAGAGCAAGCAGAATAGCTCGAAGAATAGATGAGTACCATTCTCTTCTTTCTAATATCTACGAGAATATCGTGGACAGAGATGTTAAGCTTGTCAAGAAAGACGTTCAGTTTTTGATGATGGAGTTAAGATGTGTATTAAAATCAATAGAAGAGGATGATTTTTGATAAAGATGTCGCGATAAAAGAAAAAGCGATGAACACCTTCGTGAATACTTTTGGAGGATCATTTAAAAAATTAGATCCTCTTGATGTGGACTATAAAATATTCAACAAAGACAATGCGTTAATCGCTTATGCTGTTGTTGTTCCGGTTCCAAGAATGATAAAAGACTCGTATCCTATACCGGTGGAAGCCAAGAAAGCTGTAAAGCTTATTGATAAAAGATTGGCGCCGGTGATTATATGGGCTTGTGAGAATGGAATAATCTACGGAAAAGCCAACAAAATAAGAGGAGATGTCAAGTGGAGTAAAATTACCACTAACGACACCTCCGAACTTATTATCTACTATGACAAGCAGAAAGAATTGAAGTATGTAAGATACTCTTGATTAGTCGGCTCCAAATTTGTATCTCTTTCTTTTAATCAAAGGAATTCTTTTAATTTTTCCATCTCCAGAGTCATAATTAAATTCCTCTTCCTCAGCCTTAGTCTCTTTATCTTTGATAATCTTTTGTACTTTCTTTTCATCTTTCGTTAAGTCATCCCACTCAGATCCCGGCCCAAAATTCTTTTTCCATAACTTTGGATTGTATTTCTTTAAATCAGTTACATTATCGTATGTAACATCTTTTTCCTCGTCATAAAGAAGCTCTTTCTTCATTTCATTTAACTTACTCTTCTCTTCTTTGTAATCTTCAGGATTTTCCATCTTTTCAATCAATTTAGAAGCGGCTTCTTTAGTTTGTTCAGAATAATTTCCTTCTACAACTTCTTGTAAGTCTTCTATCTTAGACTGCATCTTCTGTTTTTCCTCACTTGAAATTCCTTTCTTTTTAGCTACTTTTACAGAGTTCCTAGTAAATGAAGCTACTTCAGATGGTAGCAATCCAAAACCAGTTAATATTGATGGCCCTATTAATGCTCCTAATTTTTCTCTTTTTTCTTCAGGAATCTCCCTTACATTGTCGTATTGGTCTTTATATGTTCCAGTAGCATACATATCTACTAACTCTGCAACTTCTTTTGCTCTTGTTCCGGTTATACCAAACATACCTAATTGTTGAAAGAAATCTTGACCTTTAGGGCTATATAATGAAACCTTGTCTTTTTCAGACAACCCCATCATATCTTGTGCAAATTCTAAGCTATTTGCTGAACCCCATTGTACGAGTTTATCTGCAACCGGTATAGGAGACAACACGTCTGTAACTGCTCCTGTTACATTACCCTTAACAATTGCGTCTCTTCTTTTCTTTCTCTCTTCTTCATCATCTTCTCCCATGTAAGATAATGCCATTGAGGAAATGCCTAATCCTATTCCGGCAGCTATAACCTTAAATACCGTGGCTTCAATAAGGAATCCTGAAAGTGATCTTATAGCAATCTTCCTATCTTCTTTTGTTGCAGAGTTCCAATAACCTAATGTTGTTAGGTCTGCCGCCAATCTTGAAGATTGGTTCATTCTAAAGCTAGCAAGAGGCATAAATATTTTAGTCAGTACTTGAGTTGACTTCTCTTTTGATGAGAATAACTTTCCGGCAAGGTCAGGATCAGATATATTTTGCTGTCTATCTACCATTCTTTGGGCATAGTTAGCAGCTTCTTTATTAACCTCATGGTCTTTGTAATTTATATCTTTATCATCTATTCCTTGTTCTCTAAGAGATTGTTCGTAATATGATTTCCAGGAAGCTCTAGCTATCGCAACATCAGGTTTAGCTAAAAACACATCCAAATAAGCCTTGTTTATTTTTTCAATATACTTTAATAGTTTTTCTCCTTTTGAACTTGCTGCTTCGTCTATAAGCTTGTTTATGGAATCAATTTGGGCTTGAGACTCAACACCTCTGTTTGATATAGCGTAACCAGCTTTGTTTAACCATGCATTAAAGTCAGCATCAAATGGTGCTTTAACATCTAAGTATCCACCGGTATTCAATAATGTGTTGAACATAACCGGAATGACTTGCTTTATTGGCTGTAAAGGGCCGGCAAGAACCTGAGAGGCTCCAAATGATGATATTCTATTTAAGGCATTAATAGCTTTTGATAATTCATCATCAGAGAAAGGACTTTTCTTTCTAGAATTTTGAACATAGGATTTTAATCTATTTCTAAATATTTGAGAATCATCTCCAAATATTTTCTCAAAACTCTTAGAGTCTATAAACGACTGAACTTGTCTGACAGATGCAGCGGTTTCAATATCCACTAATGCGTCATACATGGAGTTTGAATTATTCTTATCAAAAGACAAGTCAATATAAGCTGTAACATTACCTCTTCTGTTCGAAGGAAGTGTTGAAGATGGTTTTTTAGACATTAATACTCCTGTTTCTTTTTTATAAAGAACACCATCTGTGTTGTTTATAAATGCAGATTCCGAGTTTTCTAAATCCACATCACCTCTATCATATTTTATCCTAGTGTATTTATCAGGAGTATAGTTTAAATCTCTTGACAATTCTTTGTTGTAAACATTTTTAGCTACATCAGATAGCTTGTCAAATTTACTATCCCATTGGTCTACCCAAAATTTTACTGCTGAATTATTAACGGCATCTGTCTTAGATTGAACCTCTTGATAATTTTTAGAGTCTTTTAATATTTTGTCATAAATCTCTCTATAAACCTTAGCCTTTTCTTGTTCGGTTTTATTCCCTTCAGATAAAGCGTCTATAGATTGTTCTATAAGTCCTTTTCTTCTATTAAATTCCTCTTGCATTTCTTGTTGAGTACCTACAATATTTCTTGTCATAAACGCATTCATTCCTCTCTCTATACTATTGAATAGAGTGTTGAATGCCTGACCATTTGCTGTCTTTTTATAAAACTCATTAACATAATCATTGACTATGTTTGTTGCTTGTCTTTGTGCAAATGATTTTCTGTTTATGAGTTCTGAAATACCCATTTTTTCCATCACATATCCGGCAGCATTGAATCCTTTGAATTTCTTTTCAAAAAGAATAGGAAGCGAAGTTGTTTGTTCTCCTAAAAATTTAGCAAAAGGTTTAGACCATAGTTTTCTAAGGTCTGTTTTTACTATTTTTTTATTAGACTCTACCTCTCTTGCATTTTGCTCTCCTTCGTATTCAGCTATTACCGCCTCCATCTTTGCTGTAGATTTATTCACTAGGAAATTAACCAATGAATCAATAGCCGCTACAGAGTCTTTAATGTCCATTTTATTAGTATCCATCTTCATGAACTTCTGTATAATGGCTTTTTGCTCTCTTGTATACTCAGTATCTTCTCCGGTAAATAAATCCACTCCATCACTTATAGACTTTTTAATCATAGCCGAATAAGTATCGAAAGCCTTTTTTACAGCGGCTCTAATAATTCCTTCATTATATTTGGTAACGCTAGGACTTTTCCCTTCTCCATAAACACTCAACAACGTATCTATATCTTCAGCGCTAAATTGAGAAGCATCTACGTCAAGCAAATCTTGTATCTCCTTAATAGATTCTTCTCTCAATTTTACCTCTTGAGATTTTAATGTCTTAGCTATGTAATCTGATACCTCGTCTATGTTTATGGTATCGGCCACTGTAAAGTTTTTCACTTTAGCAGCAGTTCCTTTTATAGCGTTTTTTATTTCGGAAGCAATCTTGTTGTACTCAAAGATATTATCAACCATTGATGGATCTATCTTAGAGAACTCGGATCCAACGGTTCTTAGGTCGACGTTTTTATCTTTGTTTCTTGATAGCTTCTTTATTATTTTTCTAAGCTTATTGGCATTTCTAATGTTATCAGCATAGTCTGCATTTTCAAAAACCTTTGTCATGTAGTCTACAAACTTGTCTACTGATTTTTGACTAAACACATTTACTTTAGAAAAAGCCCTAATAACGTTTGCTGCTTGCTTGGCTGTAATACTTCCGGTTGCAGCTAACTCTTTTACATCTTTAGATAATTGTTCAGCTATTCTTCTAGAGGCAGAGATGGCATCTTTAGCACCTTTCGCAGTATCCTTTATCTGTTTGATAAGAGCGTCCTTCTCTGTCATTGTAATCTTCTTGATGTCTTTTATCTTGCCAAAAAGTTTACCTACTGATGGGGCAGACTTTTCTTTTAAACCAAATCTTTTGCGTACTTCTCTAACTAAAGCCTCTCTCTGTACATCTGTGGCATCTTCATAGACTTTTGAGCCCATAACATAACTCATAACGTTATCGGCTATTTTATCGGCTGACACCCTTCTTTTTTTAGACTTCTCGATAATGCCTTCTATTTCACCCACCATTCTATTGTATCCAGGTAAATCAAACTCAGATACTCCCTCGGCTTTGTTTTCGTTGATTTTAGACACGATATTCATCGCATCGATAATTTGTTCAGGAGTTACTTTTTGTTCGGCAGAAACGCGGTTAATTGCCTCCTGAAGTGTTATACCGGCATTCACCAAAGCCTTCAATGCTTTAATTACAGCTTTAGCCGTGGTAACGGTCATAACTCTAGTAACATCATTTAGCTCATTCGGATCAATATCCAATGCAGAGTCAAGCCTATCTAAAAAGTCAGCGACTCTTTGTAGGTTCGTCTTGTCGGTTGTGTCTAATTCAAGAAGGTCTGCTACGGCAGGAGCCTCAATAACAGGAGCCGGCTCACTAACGATATCGAACCCTTCAGGAGCAGGTGGTAAACCTAATTGCTCGGCTATATCTTGACCTAATAATACATCTTGTGGTTCAGCTACTTGTTCTGTGATGATAGTAAAAGTGGCATTTCTTCCATCTTCTTCCACCTTTGTTAGTAGTCCTTTTTCTACTGCCTTATTGTGCATTCTAACAGCGCCTTCTCCTGCTGACCGGGTATTTATTGTGGTTACTCCTTTATCTTTTAAATAAGCGATTAGTTTCTCAAACATTCTGCTTCCTTTTCCTTTACCTACTTCGTTTGCAGAAATTCCATCTATTCTAAATTCCGTTGGAGATGTCATAACTCCGGCCATTATTCCATCTTCAGTTCTAAATTCATATAGCTGACCATCTTCTACTTCTGTTATTGTAGGATTTCCTAAGTATTCAGTAACATTGGTATCGATGATAGTTTGAGGTTGAGTTGACTCAATTGTAGGAGTTACTACTTCTTTTGCGGATTCATAGTCTGATATTTTTCTATTAAAATTATCAATAGCATCAGAATAAACAACATCAAATTCAGTAGTACCATATTCGTCTACAATACGTTGCTTATAATCAGGATCTTCGTTAATTCTTTCCTCGTGACTTTCTTTTACGTCTTTTAATTCTTGCTTGAAAAATTCAACAGGATTTTCTTTTAGAAGCTTAACCTTATTTTTATATCGATCTATCTCTTCTTTAATCCATTTCTTTTCATTTGCTGCGTCAGAAAGCCAAGAACTTAATACTCCTTTACTTTCTTCTTTTTCTAAATCTTTTTCTAAATCTTGAATAAGTCCTTCGTATTGATTAATTCTTGCATCATACTCTTGTCTATGTTGCTCCGGAATTATTACTTCTTCTTTTGTGCCCTCTTCGGTAACGACTTCAGGTTTTGGTCCGGATACTCTTTCCTCCACCGTTTCGCTAACTCCGGTTTCTGGCTGAACAGGAACCGCTGCTGTGCTTTGCTCTTGAATGGCATTTGTTTCGCTTAATTTAGTTAATGAATCGTTTATCTCTGTGATTCTGTTTTTCTGCTTAACCACTAAGGCAGCGTCTTTTCCGTTCACATAAGTCTCTAAATCTCTTTTTTCTTTTAAGAGATTCATTGCTTCTTTCTTTTGCTCTGTAGTCAATCCATCAGGTAACTGTCTGAATAAACCAACAGAATTTCTGTAGTTGTTTAATTGTTCTTTTCCTTGGGCTACGGTTATGATTCCTTGAGCTATTTGCTGTTTTAGATTGGCGATGTATGCGCTTTGCATTTTATCGTCATTAGCCATATTCTCAAAAGTGGTGAAAGTTATATCATCCATTTTAAGGAATCCTTTTTCTGAATAAGCAGTGCTAACTCCTGTTGGTACTCCAAGAATAAACCCACCAACAGCTTCTTGCGCGCCGGCAACAAGAACATTCTCTAAAAGATCCATTTTAGAGTCAGGAGTATTGAACATATTCTTTTCCTTTATCTTGTTATACACCGATTTGAAGGTGCTTTCAGATAACTCTTGAGCCGCACCGGTCTCAAACTCTGCAATACCGGCGGCGGTTACAGTTAATAGTCCTTTAGCTAATTTTGACTCAACCTCGTTTTCAACCAACTCTCTAAAAGTCCTAGCACTTGTGTTTGCTCCGGCTCTTCCTAAAACAGACATGGTTATTGAGTTTATAACCCCTTTACTGGCTAATACGTTTCTTAAACCATAAGCTTCAAGAACTGCACTTGTTATACCAATTGGTAAAGTCACTGCTAGCTTTTCATTCTCCGATATGTTTGCGAAGTCTGGATCCTTTTCCATTTCCTCCATTACTCCATCAGAAACCTGGGCATACATCTGCGCGGTTCTTTGCGCCCATCCAGCCGGCCCCGAACCGCCTATCATTGCAGGAAGAGATTCAGACAGCCCAAGTATAGCGCCTCCCCAAAAACTTTCTTTTTTTAGGTCTGACCATTGTTTAGTGGTTTCAGGATCTCCAAATATTTCTTCAGCACCTATCCTTACATAAGGAAGCACCCTTCCTTTTATGTCTTTTTTAATAACATCGTCTACCTCGTCTTCCCATTGATCTAATTGATCCTCTGTAAGAGTTTTCTTCCATTCTTCAACACTTTGCTTTTCCGATGGTGGTGTAACTCCTATTTTTTTAGCTATATCAATCGATACATTTTTTAAGTCTTTTGGACTCATACCATATCCAGCCGGCATAATTTCTGTTTGAACATCAGATATTAAGCTAGTTATACCTGAAGTCATTTTTCCTATACCTCTATTAAATGAATCCCAAATACCTCCAGACCATCCACCCTTTTTGGCTTCTGATATTCCGTATTTAGCCACTGCTGCATTTAGTCTTTGGCCTCGTGCTTTTATTTTTTCCTCCTCAGATAATAGTGATTTCATCTCTGACATCAAGGCTAATCTTTTTTTCTCTATTTCTTCGGTGTTTCCAAACTCTTCAACCTCTTTCTCTAAAGATTCTGTCTTAGCCAAGAACTGTTTCTGTCTTTGATTCAAATCATTAACTTCTTTTGTTATTGATTTTATTGAGTTGTCAACATCTTTTTGTGAGTTGAACTTTTTATCCTGCTCTCTTAAAGTGTTCTCCAACACAAAAAGCCCCTTGGCCGGGGCATTTGTTTTTATAAAGGATTTTAATGTTTCTGCTTGCTTTGAAGATTTTGAACTTAGGAAGTTGTCGAGAGAAACCTCGATGGTTTTTCCATTTGGAGCAGTTACTTTCATGTAGTCCCCCATGGCCCCGGTCTCTTCAAATTTAAAACCTAAATCACCAAATTGATATTCCATTTCAGGAACAACATACTCTTCTGTTTTATTAATTAGAGATGTGTTTATTGAAGCCAACCTATCGTTTAGATATTGGCTCTCAGCAGGTTTTGGTTTTATTTTTAACTGTCTGTCAAATACGTCTGAGTATTTTTTCTTTTCAGATTCAAGAACTTTCTTTTCCTCAGATATTCTTGTCAGCGTTTTCTTTGCTTCTTCTTGTTTTGCTTTAGAGAATACAACTTTTCCGGACATGTCTTTTATATCCGTATTTGATATGTTCTCTAAATCTTCTTGAGTTAGCTTTTTTTGAGGTCTAACTGTAGGAGGTGTACCCAAAGAACCATCCGCCGAAGACGATCCCATAGCTTTTGCTGGAGCTGGCTGAGACTGTTCTGAGACCGATAAATCTTTTTTTTTTACAGGAGTAGAAACCAATGCTGTAAAGTCATTGAAGTCTCCAAGAGTTTCGCTTCCTATGCTGTTATAGAAATCCTTTTGGTAAGTTTTATCTGTAGTTATAAGGACTTGAAAGTCTTCGAATGAACCGAATTTATCTTGTCCTCCTAATTGATTGTATAAATCTTGGATATATTTTTTGTCCATTTTTTAAGATTTTATTATTTACCTCTTCTTTGACTAGCATTTAAGTTTACTCCTGATCCGGAACCACTCTTAGGTTTTTCTCCTCCAAGGAATTTATTCGCGTCTAAAGTATTTACGAATTTAATCAATTCTTTGTATTGAGCATCTGCTGTCTCTCCTTTTTCATTAGAGTTCAATGTCTTAATCAGTTTACCTCCTTTATATATGGATATTTTATTAGTCGGACCAGTATCATACATCACCTTTATCTTTTCATTTTTATCTGCCGTTTTATTGTATTGGTCAAATAATCCTAATACTTTTTTGGCGGTAACATCTGAGCTTTTACCTGAGAAGTCAGCGGAAGAAATATTACTATCTGTGATTTTTTGACTCACCTCCGTTTTTAAATTTCTTTCATATCCTTTAGCTTGAGCTTTTGTATTTACCTTCGCACCAGGCTTATTAAGTCTAATCAACTCTTTATC